AGCCCGAACAGCTTGACATCGCGCCAGCCAAAGGCAAAGCCCAAAGCCACCAGCAGCGCCACCGTCCACATGGTACGCACGGTGAACAGCGAGGCGATGGGACCGAAAAACTCTTTGACACGATCCCGCACCTTATCGGGCAGCGATTGGGACGACGAAGCAGCAGCAGGAGCAGGCGCCGGGGCGCCGGGAACGTCAGACATGGAGATGACCTTTCTTAAACGGCAGTGACAGAGAGGGATAGCGAACCGACAGGGCTGCCATCAACATACGCAGTAATCGTGATGTCGGACACCGCGACACCGACGAACGAATCGTGATCACCGAAACGGAAGACATAACAAGAGCCACTCGGATCGCCGTACAGAATGGTGATGCCCGGCATTGCTTGGTAGAGCGCCACCGATGGCGAAACACCAATATCGGTAACACCAGTCACAGCAACAGAATCCACCGACCATGTCACCAGCGAACCACCGGGCACGTTTTCCACGATCGCCAGCGCCAGCGCTTCGCCATCCGCCAAGCCAAACCCATAAAAGAGCTGGTTTGACAAGATCGTTTCCCAGCCAGCACCATAGGGCGCCTGCAATGCCAGCGGATCGGTGTTGGCCGGCGTCGCCGTGGCCACGTTGGCCCACACCAGCGAAGGCGAGGCCACAGCACCCGCCGACGCTGGCGCCGCAGCAGGGGCGCTCGGCGCTACGGGCGTGAGCGTGATGCCTATGCCAACATCCGGCACGACGGGCAGGCCGGGAATGAAGTTGACGGGGTAGCGCATCAGAGCGTGACCGTCATCTCGAACGGCTGATAACCTGGCGCCGAGACATAGAGCTTGTGCAACCCGGCAGACGCCTGGAACGACACCTTGCCTGCGCTGTCGGTGCGCTTGGGCGTAGCGCCATCCAGCGAGACACTGGCGCCCACAATCAGCTTGCCCGTGGCATCGGTAATGGTGAAGGTTGCCGTGCCATTGCTGAATGCCGCCTCCACCGCCGCAAGCTGCGTGATGCCGCCAGCCACCGTGCGCGAGATCACGTCGTAACGCAGGCCAGTCAGCGGCTTGATCCACTCCGCCACCAGCTTGTAACGCTCGCCGATGCGCTCGGCAGCGATCACCGTCACCGGCCACCAGCCAGCGGGCAGCCGCGGGCTGCTGATGGGGATAACGTCGCCCTGGCGCACCGGCCACGCGGCGGACGTGGCACCGCTGCATTCGATCGTCAGCTCGTAAGCCTCGCCACTGGCGCGGGTGAGCACCCGCTTGCTGACGGCGAACGCTGGCGCCACGCCGCGCAAGTAGGGCGCCAGCAGCGTGCGCACCGGGCGCCCCTCGCCCAGCGATGGCTTGACTTGCACCTTGAGCGCCTGGCGGTGCTCGGCGGCGTAGCTCTGGTCATCAAAGCGCAGATCCAACACATCAAAGCTGCCAGACGACTGCGCCACCATGGATTTGACCACCGCGCCCTCGAGCACGGGCTGCACATCGGCCGCCAGCGTGGCCAGCGCGGCCGGCGCCGGGTACAGCGTGAAGCACTCGCTTGACCACAGCCCACCAATGCTGCGCATGATGGCGTTGAGTGCTTCCCGCAGCGTGACCGGGAAAGAGACGCGCCCGGCGATGGTCAGCCCCTCCGCCGCACATTGCGCGCGCAGCGTGGCCAACGTTTCGCGCTGGCGCGTGCTGGTGGCGTAGTTGCTGCGCGATAGGATGGCAGCGATCACGTCGCCGGGGTTTTCGATCAGCTCGCCGGTGCGCGGGTCGCGCAGGCCAGTACCGCACGCGGTGAGCTTGGCGCCCGTGGGCAGCGCTGCCGCCAGCGTGATGCGGGTGTAGGTATGCCCCGAGGCATCGGCCGTCACATCCCAGTTGTACCCCTGAATCTCCTGCCCGTCGCTCTGCACCGCTGTTACGGCGGCGGGATGATCGGCCCACAGAAACTCGGTGTCCGATAGCTGCACCACCGCCTGCGGGCTTTCGCGCAGATCGCCCAACACCCACGGCAGCGGCACGCTTTCGCGGTAGGCGTCGATCGCCTCACTGGTGCGCAGCGGAACGGCGGACGAGAGGCCCGCATCCTCCACCGTCAACTCGATCACCGGCCCCACGCTGTAGCGCGTCACCTCGCCAGCCAGCACCACCTCGCCCGAGCGCAGGATTTCACAGCGGGCACCCAACGGGTACGCCATTGCCGCCTGCGCGAGCCCGCCGGCATTGCTAACCTCAATGGTGGCGCTGGGGGTTTCGCCCTGCTCGTAGCCGGCGATCTGGTCGCAGCAGGACCGCTCATACCAATCAGACACCGATTGCAGCATGGGCAACACATCGGCATCCGGCGTATTGGGCGGCGCAAGGCGCACCACCTGGCCGCGATGCGTAAGCCGCACCTCGACGTAATCAAGATTCATCAGGCGATCACCGCCGAGAGGCCAATACTTGCCTCAAAGAACCGATCCACCCCGGTCATCGGCTGGTAATCCATCAGCTCGCGCAGCTCGACCTGGTCGCTATCGACGCGGGCCAACAGGCTTTCGGCCGGGCGACTGGTGGAGTAGAAGAACATCAGCGGCTCATCACCCTGGCTCTTGAGCCAATCCAGCATGGCGACCAGCGCGGTGAAATCACTTTCGACCAGCCCACCCTCCTGCCACTCAATGACACCACCGGAACCACTACCAACGTAGCGCGCCGCCGGGTTGACGCCACCGCCGCGATCCATCACGTACTCACGACGCAGGCCGGTCAGGCTGGCAGCAAGCGTGGGCTGATAGGCGGCGCCCACATACACCCAGCCCAACGCGCCATCAGTGGCGCCCGTGAGCGTGATGCGCACGTAGCGGGCCGTGACCGCATTGGCCAGCAGCAGCGCCAGCGTGCCCGCGTGCCACGCGATCGGGGTGGCGGCGAGCACGTCAGCGGCGCCGCTGGACGTGCCCGCCTGAACATTGATTGTGGCCGTCGACGGCAGACGGTGCCGCGGCAGCGCGATGGAATCAAACACCTGGGCGCTGCCCAAGTCAATATCCAGCGTGGCCGTGGCACCCACCCAGCGCCACGCCATCTCGTTGGGGTTTTGCACATTGGCCGGCGCGTTGGGCTGCCGCACCGCAAAGCTGTAGCGGTCACCCGGTACAAAGCTGGGCGCCGCACCCGGCGTGATGGTGGCACTGACGCCATCGGAGAGCGCCACCGCGCCCGAACCGATCGCGAGCGGCCCCACCCAGCCACCGCCGTTTTTGCGCCACTGCCAGTGACCACCCTCTGCCGAGAAAGCAAAGCGGTCGCCCTTGGCAAAGCGGATGCCGCCCGCAGTGAGCGTGAAGCTCAGGCCGCCATCGCTGTAGCTGCCCGAGCCGGCCGTGGCGGTGAACACGGCAAAGGCGCCGTCGACCGTGCCGTTGACATGCCAAACCTGGTCAAGCGAGCCATTTTGCCCGCCCACGGTAACCAGCGGCGCCGCCGCCACGATAGGCAGCGTGAGCGTGTCACCCACCTGGTAAGTGGGCGCCCACGAGGCATTGCCGATACGCAGCGTGATGGTGTCATCCACCTTCAACTGATCGGGACACTTCACGTTGATCTGAAATGCAAACTCGCGGGTGGAGCCGATGACCCCACCGATATTGCGACAGGAGACGTAAGGGGTGTTGTTGAACGCAGGCATGTAGCCGCCCCCATTGGAGCCGACCACCGCCCAGTAATAGGCCTCAGTCTCAATATCCTGCCAGCAACCGTCGTCGCTTACGGTTGTGGCATCAGCTTTTCCCAGCGGTGAAATCCCCGCCGCAGCCAGAATGGCATCGCGCGTTGCCTTGAAGCGATCGACCACCACATCGAACGGCTCAACCAGCGCCAGCTCGCGCGGGTCGACGTAGACGCGAACCGCATCAGCCGACAGGGCATCCGCAGAAAACCCGGCATCGTCCACATTACGAGCCACCAGAGCACCCGGCGTGGCGCTGTCAATGCTGTAGCTGGTGCCGATGGTTAAGCCCGTCAGCCCCGTCACCACACCATCAGCCGCGAAACTGACCGACGAACGGGCAACCGATGCACCGCTCGAAATGGCACCACTGGTGAAGCCATGACAAACGCCGCGATGACCGCCGCCGCCACCACCGGAGATCGCATAGGCGGCTGCCTTGAACAGACGCGACCCAACAATCCTGACAAAGCTGTTGGCGGCGATGGTCTCAGCCGCGGTGACGTTGGTCGTTTTCGCGTCTGGCGGCTGAAAATGGGTTTGCGCATCGGCAAAGGCCGTGTCCCACATGGTCAGCGCACCGGAATCGGCAGCCACCTGAATGGCCGTCTTCTCCAGCAGTGCAGCCACCTCGCGGGCCGCTGCAATGCGCTCCTGCTCGCTCATCGGCTCGCCGGCGATGGTTTTGCGCGAGAGGATGTTGTCTCCGCTGTAGCTCTTGACGTAGTCGCGGTACCACGCCCATAGCGAGGTCATCCTCGCGGTGATGGCGCCTGGATAGCTCACACTGTTTGCTCCTGGTGAGTTGGGGTTGCCGGGGCCAAACAAGCAATCGTTGGCCGTGAAATCGGGGACGGGAAGATCATCACAAAGGCATTCGGTCGACGGGCGCTTTGTGTAAACCAGCGTGACCATTTGATCGACGGCCGCCGGGCCGAGCGTGAGCCCGACCGGGCATACCTGCGGCGGCTGCGTGGTGCCACTACGCGGCAGACTGATTGACTCAACCGTGAAACTGCCGTGTGCGCCGGGGTAGCCATCCGGGAACACCTGCGGAACCACCACCGACCATTGACCGGCCGGGTCGGCAATGGTGTCGCCGGTGGCGAAGTTGCCAATATCACCCGACACCGACCCTTTCACCGCCCACAGTTCATGGCCGAGATGCGCGTTGGGCGACTGGTCGGGAGAGACTGCCCAGCAACGCAGCTCGATCACCTCGGTGGCCGCACCGGAATTGACCACGATGGACTGCAGCACGCCGCGCTGCGCGGTGGCACTGCCGTTACCGATCACCGGCTGCGCGTGCGCGGCCGTGCTCAGCCGCAGCTCGCCAGCGGCCTGACCGCCCTGCCCGCGATCGTTGGCAATCACCCCCTCAACCCGCACAAAGGCAGACTCGGTATTGAGCTTGACCAGCAGGTCATACGCGGTTTTGATGCCGGCGAGCGTTTCTGTGGTTACGCCATCGGTCACCGTGACCGAGTAGGTGCCCGTCACCTCGCTGACGCGCTCGCCCACCGCGCAATAGCGCTGGATTTCCGGCTCAAAAACGTATTCCCACTTGTCGCCCATCCACTGCTTGGCCTGGCGATAGATATTTGCCTGATCATCGCCGAAGATGATGCGCTTGGCAGCCACCGGCATCAGGTTGTCGGCCGCCATCACGGCAGCATCGAAATCCAGACCGACCGCATCGCTGCGGCGCGTATCTTTTGGCAGCGGCGCGATCAGGCTGAAATTGAGCGGCGTGAAGGTCAGCGATGGCAGCACATTGATGCTGATGCCATTGCCCGCCGCACCGGCCGCACGGGCCACGATCTTGCACCCGGCAAACGCGACCGATGCGCTCTTTTCTTCACTGCCAGCATCCACCAGCTCAAGCGTGAAACCCTGGGCAGATCCGGTGAACGCAATCGCCGACAGCGCACCATTGCCAACGCCGACAAACTGCGGTTTGCTGACGATCGGAGAGGAGACGATGGTATCGACAATCTCGACATCAAACGCGGCATCACTACTGCCGGTGAAGGCGCCGGCCAGATCAACCGCCGCCGAACCGTCACGCGCCGTGGCCAGACGGCGGATACTGTCACTCGCGGGGCGCACGCTGCTGGCCGCAAGCGTGGCAGCGCGTGCCGCGTTGATGCCGTTGTGCAGGATGCGTTGAGTGCAAGTCATGGGCGTGAGAAAACCGGGTTATCGACCAAAACAGCAGGATTGACGACGGGCCAGCGCAAGGTGCCTGGCTTCTGCAATTTGCAAGGGCGTGGGGTTGTGCACCATCGCTGCGCGGCCATTGACCACCAGATAGGACACATCGGCCGCAGAAAGCAACACACGGTCACCATCGCGATACTCGACATTGCCGATCGCGACCGAACCCACCAGCACGTAAAGCGACTCACTCACAGCCTGCCCCACAGCGCCCACACGGCAATACCCATGGCGGAAAAACCGAGCGCGAAGCCGACAGCAAATCCCATCATCAAAAATCGGCCGTAACGGCAGGCCATGCAGGACGGCATGCCGTTGGCCAGCGTGAGCAGTTGCAGCTTGATCTGATCGCGGATTGACATGGCTATTTGCGACGACGGGCAATGTTGTTCAACTCGTCCACCAGCCCGCGCGCCAACTGGCGCGCATCTGTAGTGCCCCCGGCGTTGATGGTGACCGAGACACCGCCAAAGTTGTTGGTGTTGTTGGTGCTGGCGTTGTTGGTGACCGCGCCGCCCATGTTGAAACGGGCAAGGCGATCAGTCATCGCAGCAATGCCGGGCGGCACCAATCCGCCAGCGTTAAAACGCATGGCGTTCAACGCCTCCAGCGTCGGCAAGCCAATGGCACGAACAGCAGCAGGGTTAAACACCAACTCACCGGGCGTCGTCATGGCCAACATACCATGCGGCACACCACCACCAGACGCAAAACCGTCGAACCGATTACCCACCTTGAGACCAAGCAAATTGGCTATTGCGGTTTCCGCAGCTCCCACCACCTGATTGGTAATAGCATCTGCGCCTGCCGTATCGCGCCGAGCCACCGCAGCGATATAGTCACGACTCATCGCCCGCTGAAAATCACGCCCTTTCTGAACCGTATTGGTCTCAGCCGATGGATCAATCGCCGATGGCCCATACAGGGTGCGCGCCTTTTTGAGCCAACCAAGCTGCTGGTTGACCGTCTCATTCATTAGCGCATCCAGCAAGCCAGCTCGACCAAAAACAGCCGCCGCCTTGACTTGCGCGATGAGCTTGTCAACGCCGCCAGCAGACGCACCACCAACGTCACCCGCACCGAGAATTCCGCCAGCATCCAGCGACCTATCACCGGGCAACGAGCGGCCACCGGGCAACGCTCGACCACCCGGCAATGATCGAGAGTTGGCCATCAACTGCTCGGCCGCCTTTTTCCTGAGCACATACGAGCCACTAAGCAGATAGGTCAGCACGCTATCGCTGTTGCCCGTGCCGGGCACCTGCCCAACCAAACCACCCGTCGCAAACCTTGGCAACGACGCCCCACCCACCAAGCCGCCGCGCGCAAAACCCGCGAGTGGACTGGGCGACGCCACTGGCGGGGTAGACACCGCCTTGCCGCCAGCATCCACATACGTCACAAGCACCGTATGCTTGCTCGTTGTTTCGATCTTGCTCAGGTCGCGAATCTGCTGGGAAATGTCGGCAACATTGCTTTTGACCGTGATGCTCTGGGTGGCGAAACCGTCTATGGCCTCTTTGACCTTTGCGAACGCTTCATCGACCGGTTTGGTGTCGACTTTGAGGCCAATCGCCGGCAGCGCGTCTGCTGCAGCCTTGAAGTCAATCGCTAGCTGTTTGGTAGCCGACTGAATCACCGCCTCGTTGGCACCATCCTCGATCAGCTTTTTGATTTCGGCAATATCGGCCTTGACACGGTCGATCGAGAGGCGAACCTTCTGGATGACCTCCTGCTCCTCAACCGCCTTGCGCAGCTTGAGGATTTCTTCGTCGATGACCTTGGTATCGGCCGCAATGCGGAGCTTGACCTCTTTATCCTGCAGCGCAGTAATCTGGTCAAGTTGCGACTTGATGTCGGCAAACGCGGCAACTGCGGCTTCACGCTGCTTGGCAAATTGGGCAGCCGAGTTCTTAGCAGCCTCAGCCTCTTTATCGATTGACTCGTTGACAAGGTTACGGGCCGCGATGATGCGCTGCTGCGCTTCCTCGATCGCCTGTGCCTGGGTGACCTGCTTGCCATCGGCATCGGTGACGGCTTTCGCCGTTTCACCCGCGAGCGCAATGGCGCGCTTGGCAAAATCTTCAGCCTGTTTGGTCTGCCCCTTTTCCAGCGCCTCGCGGGCGGCATAGAGGTTCTGGTCAATCTCAAGCAGCCTGTCGGCACGCTGCTGATACTCACTTAAACCACCACGGCCCAGCTCGCGGATTTTGGCGTCGGCATCAAGATTGAAATCGCGCCGCTTTTGCGAAAGCTCCTTGACCTTGTCAAGCAGCCGCTGCTCCTCGCCGATGAAGTAGTCGATATTCGACTTGTAGGCTTCACGCAGCGATTGCAGAACCTTGATTTTCTCATCACGGTTTTGCAGCTCAACCTTGGCAACATCTATACCCGACTTTTTGGCCAGCTCAAGGCGAGCCTGGTTTTCCTTGTCGACGATCGCTATTGCATCGACTGCGTAACGCTGCAACGCGGCAATACGCAACGCCCCGGCGTCGGAGTGGATTTTGGCAATGCGCTGTAGGCCAGCCGCTTCGGCAATTTCCTGCTTTGCGATGGCACGCTCAACTGCCGCTGCCTGCTGCGCTGCCGATTGCTCGATACCCGCAATCGCAACGTCAAACAGCAGCTTGTTTGAATCCGCCGCAGCCGCGAGACGCGACTGGTACTGCCGCACCTGCCCCTCGGCAGTGTTGATCGCCTTGGATACGCGGTTGAATGCTTCATCAACCGCCGCCGTGACCGGCTGCAGCGCTTCGCCATACTTGCCGAGCGAGTCGATGGCTGTGTTTTTTGCCTTGTCAAGCTGATCGTTCAGCTCGCGCTGCTTTTTGGTGAGGTCAGCAATAGCAAGACGCGACGAAGCGGTTACGCCATTGAACTCTCGCCATGTTTCGGCATTGGCAGCGATGGTGGCGCGCGCCTGCTCCTGCGCCTGGGCATTGCCCTCGATGGTCGCCTTGAGCAGACTGAAGCGGGCCGATACGTCGGTCACGCCGGCGGCAAGAAAGCCGCCCAGCAAATCACCAAACACCTTGACCTTGGGCGACCAGTCGGCAAGCGTTTGCCCCAACTGAAAACCGCCGAAACCAGCCAACGCTGCAGCCGAAGCCCCCGCCGCAGTGGAGAGCCCACCAAAGCGGGCCGCCAACGCAGCCACGGCGGCGGTCAGCGCGCCACCACCCAGCGTAGCCGCCAAAGCCAGCGCCTGCTTGTCCATCTCTGCCGCCTCTTTGGCGAGATCACGCAGCGCGTTGACACCCGTAATGACCCCTTTGAGCAAGCCATCACCGATAGCAACCTTCAATGCCTCAACCGACGCCATGAGCTTTTTGATTTGCTGCTCAGGCGTGTCTTTCAGCGCATCAAACGCCTTTTTGGCAGCCCCCGCAGAGTCACCTGCGGACTTGATCGCGTCGCTGTAGGTGTTGTAGTTCTGCGTGATTGCCGCGACCGCCCGAATGGCGCGAGCATCGGGGATGATTTCACGCAGGAAACTCAGACTGAGATTCTTCTTGGCAACCTCATCGAGCGTTTTACCGAAATCGCCGACACTGATACCCGCCTCACGCAAGGCAGCAGCGGCCTCGGGCGCCGGCGCAGAGAGCGACTTGATGGCATTTTCAATGCCGGTCGCCGCCTCGGGCACCGACAAGCCAGATCGCGTGAGCGTGACCATCGCAGCCGACACTTGGTCAAGCGATACACCCGCCTGCCGAGCAGCGGGCAACACCGCGCCAAGATCCTGCGCGAGCTGCGGGAAAGTGACAATACCGTCACGCACTGTGACAAACAGCTTGTCGTACACGCTATCAAGCTGGCTGACCTGCAGACCGTAGCTATTGAGCACCGAAATGCCGACGCGAGCAGCGGTATCGATGTCGGTAAACCCGGCAATAGCCGCTTTTGACGCTTTCTCAAATACGGTCAGCGCGTTCTGCTCTGGAATGCCCGCCGAGATGATTTCGTACAAAGCGCGCAATGCGGTGGGCGCCTCAATGCCGATCGCCTGGGTGATTTCGAGCACTTTGCGCTTGAGCGATTCAAGCTGCGATCGACTGAAATCCGAAATGGAGCCGATACGGGCAAGCCCCTGCTCAAAGGCAATAGCCGAACTGGCCGCACTCTTGAGGCCAACCCCGATAGCACTCGCGGTTGCCGCCACTGCGATGGCCTGCTGGTTAAAGTTTGTTGCCGCCGAACCAGCACCGCGCAGAGATTCCTCAACTTCACGAATTTTGGCGTTGAGATTAGCCTTCGCAACGGCCAGCTCATTGGTGGTAGCCGTGCCGCTGGCGCGCAGCACGTCATACGCTTCGCGCAGCTTGGCGATTTGCGCGCGGGCTTCATCAGTGCTGACCACGCCGAGCGTTTGCCGGGCAGCCTGGGCCGCGATGGCGCGCTGCGACGCCTCCAGCGCCCTGGCGAGCGCAGCCTGCTCGGCAGCGAGGTTCTTGGTGTCAACCCCGGCGGCGCGCAGCTCGCCGTCGAGCAGGCGAATCTTGTCTGCGATGGCACCGGCGGCTTTTTCTGCCGCCTTGAGATCGCGCTCGGCAACCTTGACCTCTGCCGCGAGCTGCTTAAAGCCGACATCGCCCTTGCCGAGTTTGCCGAGCACTCTGGCCAGCTCATCGCTACGGTCTTTCAGCTTGACGAGGTTGGCGTTAGCGTCGGCCGCGTCCTTTTGCAGATCCTTGAGCACCTCGATCTTGGCGGTGCGGGATTGCAACTCCTGAAAGGAACGAATCACCCCCGCCCGGAACGACGCGAGCGAGGCGTCGGCCTTGCTGGTGTCGTAGTTGAGGACGATGTCGTATTGCTTGACAGTCATGGGTTGGCGCTACTTTTTGGGGATAGAGTCGGCTAGTTCTGCGATGGCGGACTGGAAAGTGGCGTAGGGGTAGGACCAAGCGTTGGCGTGGCCGTGGCGGATGAGGGTGGCGACGCTTCGCTCGAGCTGCTGGCGGGCGTCTGCCCATCCCTTGCGCGCACCACGTTGCTGGCGAGGAGCGCGCGCATGTTCTCCGTCGCCTGGAAAAAACTGGGGTTGGCCCGCTTGATGGCAGCGACCAGCGCGCCCATTTGCGAGGGCAATGCCGCGTCGAGATCGCCGGGCGCGAGATCACTCATGGCGTAGATGAGCGGCAGCGCGCAGCCATCCACCTCGATCAGCGAATCAAACGCATCGGGCTGATGCCCCGCAACGGCTTTGAGCTCCTCTCCGCGCAGATAGGCGCGGATTTGCGCAAGGGTGAGCTCGTGGACGACGACCTGACGGTCGCCTACGGGGACGGTGATTTGTGTTTGCATGGGGAACGCGAAAAGAAGGGACGGGCCGACGCATCGGGCGTGGAGGGCACAGTGGCCCCCGCGTTCCAAACGGGCACTGCGCCCACCACGCACGACGCGCGCAGCAGGAGGAGGAGAACGAGGCGCCGGGCGCCAGCGGGAGGTGCGGCCCGCTGACAACCCGGCAGACGATGGGCGCGCGGCGCCCGAATCGGCTTACGCGGCGTTCGGGATGCCGAAGCCGCGGATGAAGCCCAATTGACCAAGCAGACCGCCGGCCGACTTGGAGCTGTCGATCATCATGGCGCCCGAGCAGTTGATGGTGGAGTGCTCCGTGGTGTAGATCGCAAACGAGCCGTCGAGCGCGAGCTTGACGTTGTAGGCGCAGAACTGGCCCGCCACACCGCCATCGGCGTTGTAGCCATTCATCAACACCACGTAGTTTTTCTGCGCGGCATTGAACAGGGCGGTACCACGCGGGTTTTGGTAGTTGTAAGCCGTGGCAACAATCGGGCCGGTGATGTCGCGCAGCCAGCGGATGGAGCCAAACGTGGCGTTCAGCTCGTAGTCCGTGCCGGCTACCAGTGCCACCGCGTTACCGGTGAGCGTGAGACCGGTGATGTTCATACGACCCAACTGGCTATAGTCGCCTACCGTGACGACCGCTGCACCCGTAGACGCATTGAGCGTCTGGTTGGTGATGGCAACCGGCGCACCGTCGGCGGCCATATCGGTGCCGTTCATCCACGCCCGCAGCGATTGCAGCGTGGCATCACTGAACGACGCTTTGATGGACGAGGTGCGCTTCTTGACGCGACTGAACGCTAGCAACTCTTGCCCGGTGCAGCCGTTGTAGACCTCATGGACCTCCTGCGAGCTTTCGAGCTCAAGGGTTTCCTGACAGCCCGGATTGAAGGTTTTGCGCACTTGCGCAAAGACGTTGGTGGCGCTGGCGGCGAGCGAGAGATCAATTTCGCCGATCTGCAGATCGCCGTAGAAGGCGTATTTCATGATTTACCTTTCCGGTGGGTTGGCTAAAACCGAAGGGCACGGCGATCAGGCGAGCGCCGCGTGGAACGCGGAAAGTGGAGAGACAGGGTTAACGCCTAGGCAGCAGGCGGATCGTTGACCAGCGTGGCGCCGCAGCCGGCACAAGGCGAGGCGAGCAGGCGCTTGCGGGTGACCGGCTTGTCGCTGACCTCCCAAATGACGCCATGCTTTTTGAGGAAAGCGGCTTCCTCACAATTGAACTCAAGCACCTCACCGGCACGGTACTGAATGCTGTTGTCCTCATGGTCGCGCAGCAGCTCGTATTTGCCGCACTTGGGCAAGGCTTCGCCAGCCTCGGCGGAGGTTTGATCCGACATGGTGATTTCCTTTGGTTGAGCGCCCCACCGGGGCGAGAGAAACTAGGCGCTACTTGCGCTGGTCGACGTGATACGCCTTGAGCGGCACCGATTGCGGCGCCAGCGTGATGAGCAGTTGATAGGCGGTGGCGTCAGCCGTCGCCTCGCGGAACAGCACCTCGACCGGGCGCACGCGCATCACACCTGGCGTTGTCCACGGCGCCTCAAGCGCGGCACAGAGGGCAACAAAGTAGCCGTCAAGCTCGGTATCGGTGTTGCTGGTGATGCTGATGGTGACGGCGAAATCCTGCGGCCACTCGCGCACATCAGCACCATACTGATAGCGCAGCACACCGGGGCCAACCCGCGCCGCCGGACGCTGCTGCCGCTCCACCGCAAATTCATGCGATCGCCGCACACCGCCAGAACCCCAGCCGCCAAGCGCTGTAACGCGGGCCTGAACCTCGGAGATGAATTGGAAGTAGATGGAGGGCATGGACTAAAGCAATGTCGGAATAAGCGCCGAGTTGCCCTTGATGGCCGCGATACCGGCGTTGTCCGGCGCAGGCAACGCCGCAATCGCCGCCTGTGTCGCCGCGTTATCCGCCTGCAGCGCGGTCACCGCACCCAGCAGATCAGCCACCGTCGCCGGGTCGAACGCGATCAGTGCGGCCTGCGCTGCCGCCTGCGTGGCGGCGCCATCAAGTGGCGCCACGTAGCTCGACGTCGGGAACCGCGTTGAAACGGCGGCGTCAAGGTAGGCAAGGCGTGCATCGGTCGCGAGTACCGGGTTTGTTGGAATCGCCGACACGCTCGTCTGGCTCGCCCTGGTCGCAAGCGTGCCGCCGACGCGCTCAAGGTCAGAGCGGATCGCCGCGACGAGCGCAACTTGGTCAACATTCGTGTTGCCGATTGCGCCGACGATTGCGTTCAGGATCTGCTGCCCATCCCCTTCATTGAGGATACCAGCTTGAACCGCCGTAGAGATGGCGTCCCGTTCCCCACCGGTCAGGCTGTACCCGGTTTTGTCGGAAACCGTCGTTGCGATGGACTGCACCAACGCTCCGGTGAACGCAAGCTGGTCAGTCTTGGCCTTGATTGCTGCAATGCCCGCGTTATCCGGCGCGACATAACTCGCCGCCAGAAGCGGTGTCGTCGGGATTGCCGTGACACTGGCCTGGGTTGCCCGAGTGCTGACAGCCGCGTCCATGCGGCCAAGTTCCGGCGCCAACTCAGTCCGCACTGCGGTTGGTACTGCATCGACGTGGGCCTTTTTCGCCAATACAGTGCTGGCTTCGATTGCGGCAAGCGTCAACACGGCGGTTCCCGTGGTAGCGTCTACGGGCACGCCAAGGGCAACCGATCCGGCAGGGGGAACTTTCAACGTGCCCGTCTGCGCACCACTGTTGTAGGCGGTTCCATCGCGCACATTCGCGGGCGCCGGGTAGTCTGTCGGATTGGCGCCAAATGTCTTGAGCACACCAGCATTGCTCTCGCGCATCTTGATCTGGCCATTTGAGCCAGCACGCACGAAGGTGCGCCCGGAGCACGCGGGCCAACCGCCGCTGCCGTCATCACTGCTGTCGATGGTGATGAACCCGCCGAGCGCGGTTTGCATTGTTCCGAACTGCGGCCCGGTGTTGCCACCGTTGGGATAGTCGTTACTGACCGCTTTTGTGACAAAGGCTGTGCCAGTCGAGTTGTTGACAAATCCGCAGCATGTTTGACTGCTGTTAGTGGACACGCCACCGCGAGCGATGCCGTTGAGATTGAATGTTCCGGTAGACCAATTGCTAGCACCATAGTAGCCGCTGACGTTGCCAGTGCTTCCTACGGCGCCGTTGGTTCCGCTAAGATTCAGATTGAGGGTTGCCGCTGCTGACAAATTCATCACGACAGCGGAGCCATTGCCTCCGCTTACCGTTCCCGCCAATGCGTCACGAGCGTTAACCGTGAGCGTGCACGCCTGACTTGACTGCATCTGGATGACGCCTACGTTGTTGGGAACCCCTACGCGATGACCGTAGATGTCTCGACAATTGACCGTTGTACTGGTGCCTGCGCCAGCTCCAGAGCTGACAAGCACCATCTGCGTCGCGGTGGAAGGCCAATAGATGTCGCCATTTCCACCGTTGACATTCAGCACCGCCGGCCCACTGGTCGCGGCTTGGGCGAAGTTGACGGCAACGCAAGTGCCGGTTGGGATGTCTCCTGCGGTATTGATGGTCACCGCGGAAAAGACGCCGCCGGCAATTGTCACGCAACATTGTGCGGTGGTGTACCCCGCGATAGTGTTGTCTATGTTGGCTACCGTTACCGTATGCCCTGCACCCGTCCCGCCCACAATGTAAATTCCGTTCGGCCCGGCTGTTCCAAAAGAAAGCGTCTTGGCGCCAACGACGTTGAAGTTGATTCCGAAGCTGACTGCCGTTCCGGTGATCGTGCCAGTGTGCGAAAGATTCGACCCCGACGAACTGACGCCTATTGCATTCGAGTTGCCGCCACCAGTTCCAGACTGCCAGTTTCCGGTCAGATTGACTGTGGACCCGTTAGAGCCAGACATGGTCAGCACATTGCCACCGTTGCCAGTATTGCCGCGCGTGCCGTTGCCAACGAGGTTCAGCGTTCCGCTGGTGGCGAACAAATTGAGCAGGCTGGTGGTGCTGTTGCAGATGAAGTTGGCGGTGACGGTGCGCGTGCTTGCGATGGTCGTGATGTTGACCCGCCCACCGGCAGCGATCACCGGAGAGGCTAGCGAATCATTGCGAATGCTGACAGCAGTTACATCCTGATCCAACGTAACCGTGAAGCCGTTGCAGTACACGTCGTCCAATGAGGTCGGCAGCGTGCCGCCATTCCACGTTGCGGCGGCAGACCAGTCGCCGTTCGCGACAGCGTAGCGAGTAGCCATTACCCGGCCCCCTCAACCATTACAGTCTCGGTGATCAGGAACTCCTGCAGCGCCGCGCCCATCATGGTCAACGCCTTGGCTAGTCGCGGGTTCTTGGCTGCATCTGTGTAGCCTTCCCCAAAAACGATGTTGCGGTCATGCGCGTCTGTCGGCGCCTCGATCGTGATGACTTGGCCGCCCTCCAGCTCGCTTTGCACGGTCTCAGTCGGGCGCACCACGCGGCCATCGCGCACGTCATAGGGCTGGGCACGCAGCACGATCTGCGCCTCGACCCCGGCATCGCGAAACGCCGGCGACACGACCAGAGTCAGCGCGGCAAACCGGAATTCGCCCTGGTCGGTTTTGATCGGAATGGCGAAGCGGAAAGGCATGGCTACAGCTCCGTCTGCACAATTTCGTGCAGCGTCCCGTCTAAGTTGTACGAAAAGTCCTTGCGCGTGGTAGCGGCGCCGCGCACATAGTCGATGCGCTGCAAGCGGTACCCGTTGCCGGCGTCGTAGCTGAGCTGTTTGTAGCTACCGTCGTCATAGTCAATGCGATCCAGTCGACCGCTTGCGTAACTCAGCAACGGCCCTATTGGAGCGGCTACAACACTTCCCGGATCAATCTGGTCGCCATCCGGGATGCGCTTTACCTCGCCACCGTCAAGCACGAGCGGTTTGTGAAACGCCACATCAACCCCTAGCGGTGATAGACCGCGTCACCGATGGCAATGAAAATCTTGGTGGCCGTGATGGCATGCCCAACCGACAGCGTAAACGCCGCCGCATCCAGCGGCGGCGTTTGCGTAAGCTGACCATCCACACCGCAAAACAGGCGATCTCCCGGCGTCCACGCCCACCCATCGAATACGTGCTCGCCAGCCGATTGCACTACGACCGGCGACCCAATGGCGGCGGCAGCCTGGGCGATACCAATGACCTCGTCGCCATGAGTGCGCACCGCGTTGCTGGCATGCAGGCAACCGGCAGCACCCGACGAGACCACGAGACGATGCGCGGCGACCGCAGCAACAGCAACTTTGGTAAGCACATCACCCCCCAAAACAGCGTCACCCGATGGCAGCGGCAACGGCGCTTTTGGATACGCCACCGCGACGCACTCAAGCGCGCATTGGCTATACCAGCCGGTGCTGCTGCGAAACGCTGGCTGGTTTCTGACGCGGTATTGCGCGCCGCCGTCGAGCACGGTGATGACGTCGTCTACCGCGAGGCCCGGCAGCGAGCCGGTTTCAAACTCGGCCTCGTAGTCGGTTTGCTGCGAGGCGCCGTCGAGATAGAGCTTGTCCGGCTGCCGGATGCCGATGTAGACGCCCGGATGCACCGTGCCATTGATGGACACATCGCAGAGCGCGAGCATGCCCGCGCGAGCAAAGGCGTCCCAATGGGTGTCACGGGTCCAGCCGGGCATGGTGCCTCAGCGACTACTCTGCGGTGGACGCCGGCAGCGCGGGGCGCGAGCCATCCTCGGCATTGAGCGGGAGCTTGGCGAGATCCTTGTCGTCGTCAGACTTGACATCAATCACGAAGCCGCGATCAACGAGACGATCAATCTCATCCTTCGGGAAATCTTTGGGCAGCTTTTCACCGGGATTGACAATGAAAAGGGGCTGACCGTTTTCGCCGGTACCACTGTGAATTGCAACGCGAGCCTGGAGTGCCATGTTGTGCAACCTTAAAAACAAAAAGCCGCCCGAAGGCGGCTTGAGGAGAGACGGAGCCAGCCCCTTGCGGGGCCGGGGAGGCGGCCGGTGTGCGCGGCCAGAGCTACGCGGCGTTGCCGCCGCGTATCGTTAGCGGACGATGAGCGCTGCCGAGCAGTTGACCTTGCGCGCGGCGATCAGTGGCGCGCAGTGCGTGCCGATGTTGTGCGCCTCGCCGTCTTCACCCATCCACTCGTAGTGGTAGATGTCGGTTTGCGATTGGCCGTTGAGTTGTGCGGCCAAGTGCTGGATGCGCCCGTAGAGCTGGCGACCGCCCAAACCACTTTCACCGGGCGCCGACATCAGCACCGTGCCAACCGGCAGGTAACGCTGCTCGGTGCCGGAGTCATCCTCCCACGCGTCGTGGTAGACCTCGATCTCGAAACCGCCGATCATGCCCATGCGCTGCACTTTGGCAGCGGCCTGCGGCGTGATGTTGGGCAGCGGGCCACCAATGTCTTTGAAGAACTGAAATTTCTCCTTGACCTGGGTGCACTCGCGGAACAGCGCCCAATCTTCCGGCGTCATGGTGACCAGCGTGCCGGGCGCCTTGCCCTTGACGAAGATTTGCCGCGACAACGACTCGAAATCGGTGAGCGGCTGCGCGGTAGTGGGCGCCGTCCACAGACGACCACCCGACAGCGCAACGGTGTTACCCGCATCGCGACCGAAATTGAGGTAGCGCGTGGGGTAGCGATCACCGCTGACGGTGTAGGCACCGAATTGCATGTACTGCGAGCACATCCATTCGATGGTGCGCTCCACCGCCTCGTGATGCTGGCGCAGCGCGTTGGCGCGGCCCTGATTGAAGCGCTGCAGCGGCTCGGGGATGCTGTTGATGGCCTCACCAAACGCACGATTGGTGAGATCGGCCGCCTGGATGCCATCGCGCAGCTTGATGTAAGCCGGCTGGTAGGTGTTGCTGCTGTAACCGCTCTCGACGATCGGGCGACCATCGACATGCGGCATGACGAACGGCGCACGGATGCGCTTGTCGACCATCTCATCAAAGATGATGTTGTTGGTGGCCGAGAAGCGCTGCTGCGAGAACCAGCGTTGTTTGAAGTAGTTGGCGTCCGGCAGGGTGTAGCGAACAATCTCCTGCAGTTCGGCGTTGGTGTAGATGTCAAATGCCATGATGGAATGATCCTTTCGTTTGCGAGAGTGCGCGGTGCGTTAGTTGCGCACTTGCGGGTTGGAGAGGACGATGCCTGGCAGGGCAATGCCGCGAATGGTGGCGGCGCTGTTGCCACCGACATACACAAGGCCGTTTTCGTTGAACTCGCCCGCGTACCAGCACATGACCTTGGGCGTGCGCAGGTTGGCGGCGGTGGCGTTGAGGTTGTCGGCGTCGTAACAGACGATCACGATTTTGTCGTCGGCAGCAGCGGCAGCGGCGTACTTGACCAAGTTACCGGCGGCATCGGTTTTGGCAACCTCGTACTTGGCAAACGAGGAGTTGGCCGGCAGGGTGAACTCCCGCGATTTGTGGTCGCCGCCGATCAGGACGGTATCGGGGACAAAGCTGTCCTTCGAGAAGCCTGCAGTCTGCGGATAGACCTGGTTGTAAGTGGTCATGGTGATTTCCTTTGGGTGCGATGAAGAAGAATCGCCTGCAGGCGATTACTTGGCTGGAACGCCGCCAAATTGGGCTTTGATTGCGGCGAGATTGGCCGCGACTTTTTGATCCTCGCTGGGCTTGCCGTTAGTGCCCTTGAGCGAAGCGTCAGCATCCACATCGGGGTTGCTGTTGCTGGCTTTACTCATGGCCGCCTTGAGCAGATCCTCTTTTGGCTTGAGCGGGTTTTCTGCCTCGACCTTGGGCGCGACGGCGAGGATGCCCTTGGCATCGTCAACGCTGGCGTTGGTTTTGAGCGCGATGTGCTGGGCCTGGGCTTCGCGGCCTTTGGCCTCGTCGAGCGCGAGAATGGCGCTGATGCGCTCACGCTCGGCGGTGGCGCCGGCTTTGATGCCATTGGCTTCACCGGCCTTGACGCCTTCGGCGTGGGCGGTGGCTTTTGCCGCGTCGAGATCGGCGGCGCTGTGAACGAGATCACCAGACATGGTGTTTCCTTTCGTTGAGATGGAGATTGCCGATGCGGCAGGTTTGCCTTTGCTCACTTTGTGAGCGGACCCGCCACGGATGGCCTTCACCATCTGGGCGTGGAAATCAGAGACGGTGGCGACGGCGTCGACCAGCTTGAGCTTTTTGGCCTCGGCGGCCATGAACATTTCGCCATCCATGGCGTCGACAGCGTCAACACTGATGCCGCGATTGGCGGCGACGGCAGCGAAGAAATCAGCCGAGTAGGCGTCGACCACTTCCTGCATGCGCGCGATGGTGGCGGGGTCGATCGCCTCCATACCGCTACCGCGATATTTGCGGCCACCCGAGCGGATGATGTGAGCGGCTACACCCGCCTTTTCCATCGCCTTGGTGAGATCGCGCATGACGATCACCGTGCCGATGCTGCCGGCCATGCCATCGGGGACCACACCGACGCGATCGGCCGACGAGGCGATCCAGTACGCCGCGCTGGCGGCTTGGGCGTTGGCAATAGCCCAAATGGGCTTGCTGGCGCTGTTGATGACCTGCTGCACCGCCGCCAGCCCGGCAGCAGAACCGCCTGGACTGTTGACCTCAAGCATGATGCCATTGACCGCGGCATCGGCCTGGGCAGCTTTGATCTGCGCAGCAATGCCCTCGTAGCTGGTAACGCCGGAGCTGGCGCCGACGTAGCTGCCGCGGTTGACCAGCTCGCCATCAATGCCGATCAGGGCGATACCATCGCTGACCGAATACGGCTTGCGCGCGCTGTCGATCACCGCCCGATCAAGCGGCTTGTCGAGCGCTTTGTAGTCACCGCCGGATTCGGCGGTGACGATGCGCTGCCAGAGGAACGCCTCAACGGCGTGCGCGGCGTCGTCGCTAATCAGCAGCGGCGTGTTGAAGAACTCGGCCGCGATTCGGGCGATGTGCATGGCTAACCCTGCTGCTTGTTTGGCGCCGGCTCATCGGCCGGCGGCTGGTTGGGATCAACCTGCGGCGCACCAGCGGCAGCCACGGCGACCGGGCCGCCGGGCTGACTGAGACCGGCAGCGGCGATGATCTTGGTCTCGGCGGCGCGCTGCTGGATGACATCCTCGAAATCCTCACCCAAGAGCATGGCGTGCTCCTCCTCATACGTGGTGAGGTTGTTTTCAAGGGCGAGCACCGAGGCGGTGATTTCTTTCACCCGGTCGGTGAAGCTGTAGCGCGCGCCGAGCCATTTGGCTTTGGCGTAGGCGGCGATGTTGTCGTAGAAGCCGGGCGCCTCGATGTCGCCACGGTTGACGGCCTCCTCAAGCACCAGCTCCCATGCCGGCTGGCAAAAGCCGGTGGCAAGCCAATAGCGTTTGCCAGTGAAGAAGCGCACCGCCTCGGCCAAGCCAGCGCGGATGCCGACGTAGCTGGATTTGCTGAAATCCTTGGTGAACAGCTCGTAGGGCAGGTTGGTCGCTGCGCACATTTCGCGCAGGTAGATCATGGCGAACTGCTCGAGCTGCGGGCCGGGGCGGTTGGGCGAGAAGGCGGTCGCTTTTTCACCCACCTTGAGCTGCATGACGTTGGCGCCGCCGTTGAAGGTGGGCGGTTTGCGCGCGTCGAGGTATTCGAGCGCTTTGCCGCGATCGGCAAATGCGCCCAGCAGATCCTCGGTGGGCGTTTCGATGACCAACGCGATCAGCGCGTTGAGCATCTGGTTTTTCATCTCGTAGTCGAGATACTGGTCGAGCTGCTTGGCTTGGGCGAGGATTTGCGCGAGCGCGCCGACGCCGCGCGTTTGCCCGAACTCGCGCCGCTCGATCAGGTGAATGATGCGGCGACGGCCCCATGCCGTGGTGAACGGCACTTCGGTTGTCTCGTAGGCACCGTAGGCACCGAGCGCGAGCAGATCGGTGGGGTTGCGCTTGCTGATGTGGGCAGCGAGCGGACGGCCATTGGCGTCGAAGCGGATGCCGCCACGCAGCTCGTTGGTGTCGGCCACACCCTGCGGGTTACGCACGCGGGCAGGCTGGATGCCCATGAGGCGGGTGCGCCACTTGCGGCCCGGCGTGTCATCCCACATCGGCAGGGCGAACGCATCGCCATCACTGAACGTGTTGTAGAAGTGGATGGTTTGCTGGTCGGCAAAGTCATGCAGACCGGCGATGTCGCACTCGCGCGGGTCATTGGCCCATGTGCGGAACAGCGCGGCGGCGCGGCGATTCCAGTCACGCGCCCATTCCTCTGTTTTGCCGAGGGCGATGTAATCAACCTTGGGCGAGAGGCGCAGCCCCATCGGGCCGATGATGTTGTCGACCTGCGTTTGCCGCACGCCGGCAGCAAAGCCGTTGTTGCGCAGCAGATCGCCACTGCGACCGGCGAGGCGCTGCGCTTCGGGCAGGATGGCGGAATCAGCCGAGCGGGGCGTGGCATCCCACGATTGCAGGGTTTTCTCGCCAAACCCGGCGCCGCGATAGGCGAGCGCGGAGACCTGCGGCGCCTGCTCAACGGATGCGGGCTCCACAGGCGCCGGCAGCGCACGCGCGCCACTGCCCCACGGGTTGGCCACCCGGATGTTGGAATGAGCCTGATACATCAGCAGCGACCATCGCCCATGCTGGGCTGCGCAAAGCGGCTGGCGGGTGCGCCGACGACTTGCACGCCGCAATACACCTGCATCTGCGCGGCGATTTCGTTGCGCGCGGCGAGCAGTTGATTAGCCGACGCCATGGCGTAGGTGACGGTTTTGTCACCATAGGTGACCGTGACCTGGCGCTTGCCGGTGAGCAGATCCATGTACGCCTGATTCAGGGCGTCATAGTCGGCTTGCAGTTGCGTGCAATCCAGAGGCATTAGAGGTCCGCGGTTGTGGTTTTGCGCTCGCCACCAAGCAGGGCGAGCATGGATTGATCGGCAGCGCCGAGCGGGTTGACCAGCACGGGGGCCGGCGCCCGGTCATCTGCCGGCGTGGTGGCGGCAGCGAGCAGGTCAAGCGTGCGGCCCTGCCCGTGCAGCGCCATGCGCGTATCCCAATCGGCGTCGCGCATCTTGTCCATACGAATATTCGGGTGATGGGCACCGGCGAAGCAGAGCACCATCAGATCGAGCGCCTCGTTACGCGAGCCCGGCGGCTTGTCATAGCGCTGTTTGTGCGGGTCAAACACCTCGATGCAGAGCTGTTTGAAAAAGTCGTCGCTCAGTTGCTCAGAGAAGCGGATGACCCGGTCGTCGGGGTTGTCGCGCTTGCCGTCGTTGCGCAGGTTGGCGTAGATCCAGTCTTTGGCGACATCGGTGCCGATTTCGTACTGATCGGCGCCCCAGCGGTCGGGCTTTTCGTTGATCTTGACATCAACCTTGCGCGGCCTGCCGATCAGCGGGGCATTGCGGCGGCTGGCACCCTTGGTGCCATACCAGCGATCGGCCTTGTGTGCTCGCGTGAACTGCAGCACGATGCTCTGCTGATAGCCGGAGTCGATTAGCGCGATGTCGGGCACGATGACAGTACCAAACTCCGTTTCAACCGGGCGCTTGAGGTACGCCTCAATAGCCTGGTAGTCGGCGAGCACCGCCGTCTCGGCCATGATGATGCCGTGGTCGATGACGGTGGCTCGGCGATCGCGGCACCAGCCGACGATCAGGTACTCGAAACGGTCTTTCTGCACATCCACTGCGGCGGTGAACAGCAGGCAGCGCGAGGGGGCGCGGCGCAGCGGGTATTTCTCGGCCCGCTCTTTGACGCGCTCCCAATCGACCTTTTCGTCGTTGTCGACCCACGTTTCGCCAAGCCGGGTGTTGACAAACACCTTGAGCTTGGTTTTTTCGCCCTTGCAGTCGACAAACTCTTGCGCCAGCTCACCCCATTTCTTGCCGAGCCCAATAGTGCTGTACAGCGCAGAAATCTGGAATGAGCGGTGAAACAGCGAGCGCTCGGGGAACTTTGGCACCCACCTGGCCACGCCGTTGCGCAGCATCGTCTGCTTGTGGTGCTCCTCGATGATGCAGCCGGTTACCTGGCAGATGTAATAGGCCGCTTTAGGGTTTTCATGAGGCCAATCAAGACCGTCCCACACCAAGCGCTGATACTCGCCGCAGTGCGGACATGGCACATGGCGATAGCTTTGATCGCCCAGCAGAAACGCGCGATTGATGCGCGATAGCGCCTCGACCGTGGGCGAGCTTGCCTTGTAGCGCTTGGCTCGCGGCCCGTACATCGTGGTGCGGGCATCAGCCAGCACCGTGGGGTCGCCCTCGCCTTCTACGTCCTGCGGGTAGCGATCGACCTCATCCTGCGCGACGATGCGGCAGGTGACCGATGCGAGATCAGACGGCGACTCGGACGAGGCAAAGTAGAGCATGCCACCGTCAAACTCTTTGAGCTCGGCGGAGTTGGCATCCTTGCGCGACCGGGGCCGCAGCGCATCGCGCAGCACCGGCGTGGCCTCGGCGTTGCGGTCAAAGCGCTTGGACATGCGCTTGATCTGCTTGTGGTTGGGCACCACGAGCAGCATGGAATCGGGGTCATGGTGAACGTGGTAGGCCAGCAGATTGATGAGCGAATCGCTCTTGCCGCTAGTCTGCGACGAACCCATGAAGGTGACATCAGTACATGGATGTGACGGCGAGAGCGCATCCATGATTTCCGCAAGATGCGGCATGCGGTCGGTGACCCACTTGCCGGCAATCGGAGACATGCCGCCCGCGATGTAGCGGTACTCGTCCGCCCATTGCGTGATAGTCATGGCAGCGGGCATCTCGAGCCCTTCGCGCCACATGCGCGCAAGGTACTGCCCGCCTGACTCGCGGTCGGCGTCGGTTTTCTCGGGGCTGTACACGGGCTAGTTCTTGACGGCGCTGCGCGCGTCATCCACCGCGTCGACCACCTTGCCCATGCGTTCTACCTCGTCTGCCACCTGCTTGAGCGCGGTGCGGTGCGCCTCAGTGACCATTGAACGGAAGCCGTGCTCGATCAACTGGTAAACGTCGGGGTCGATCTTGCCGCCAACGTGCTGCTTGACGACGCCGATCAGCATGGACGGCAGCGTCGCCTGGACTTCGGTCAGCAGATTGCGCCACGCCTTGCCCGCAGCCTTGGCCATTGAGCCGGCCGCAGACCGCTCGACGTACTGCTCGCGCATCTTGGCGAGCTCGAATTCAGCCGTCTCGGCAAGCGCCTGTTCACGGCGAGCCCTGACATCGGCAAACTTGAGCACCGGCGGCTTGTTCACATCCGGGACGCGAGGCAGGTTGGCCATGATGGCCGCCTCGTCCGGGTGCAGCGGTATCGACTGCTGCAAGGCAGGATTCAGCGGTTTGCCGTACCGCTCGGCATTGGCGCGGACCACACCCTCGCGCGATGGATCTGCGCGCGCATCGAGAATCGCATCGGCAACAGCCGGGTCGATCTTCTTGTTGCTGTCGACCGGTATCACGCCGGTGCTCACCAGACGATTGATGTACTGCTTCTTCACCCCCCGATGAGCAGCGTACTCAACCTGATTCATCGCCATCGGTAAACCAGTCAACCTAAGCCGGTCAACTGAGTAAACCAGTAAACCAACTCTGAAAATTCACAAATGAACCCAAGCCCGCGGGTCGAATTACCCGCGACGGGTGGGGGTGGGCGGTGAGGACCCGTCAGTATTTGGCTAGGGCCTGGGCTAGATTGATCGGAAAGCGCGCATCGGCGGTTGTCATGCCGATCTGCTCCCACTCGAACGCGGGTTTGTAGTTCGCGGAATCCTTGAAGGCGAATAAAAGATGTAAGGCGCGGCCGTCACGCTCATAGATGCCGGGCACCTTATCGGGTTGGCCTTTTGGCTGTCCGACGAAATAGCGGGCGCCGGCGCTTGGCTTGTCTATGTCGCGGATGATGCGCGTTAGCGTTGCACGCGGTACGTTGCCGTATTGGTCTAGCTGCAGCGCTGCCCTGGGCATTGCGTAAGCCGTGACCAATTGACCACGGATTCGGAATTCCATCGCCTTATAGCTGCGCCGGCCGCCGTCGATCTGCCATTGCAGATAGCGCGACTGTATCGGGCGCATGAACACGCGCGCCTGTGGCCTGGCCTTTGTTGCTGCTTCCGTACCGAAAGCCCGCAGCGTGAATGGTGTTGGACGGTCTAGCGAATCTTCTAGACCTTGCGACTCTGCGGCTTCAATATCTTTTGCCGTCGCAGTTAAAGCCGCGACTATGGCAAACGACGATTCGGCCCGCAGCTCGCCTATTAGGTCATCCAGCGCCCCAGCGGTGACCTGGTGCACGAATGCCACGATTGCCTCGGACGTGATGACCCGGACGCAATTCTGCATGCTGTTCGGCGTGTTGCAATGCCTGGATTCGGCGTGCGCATCGCAAGCCCATGATTTAGCTAAAAAACTTTTTGCGCTACACCCTCAAAACTTGGCAGAAACCGGCGATTGTTCCGTTTTTTGATATTTCTGTCGATTTATAGGGTTTTCCAGCGCAAATACCGCTTGCAATTAATTCCGCAGCAGGCATAATTAATAGCACCAACACCGATATGCATATCGGCTTAATAGGCCCAATGGGCCGCCACACCAGGAGATAAAAATGTCATCACGCAAAGTCACCCACCGTTTCGTCGAAGCCGCTCGCGAGGAGTTTCCCGACGCTCTCGCAGACGAGCAGCTCCGCCTGTACCGCGACCTGAACGAACGCGGGCTTGCGCACATCGCGACGCAATTCCGCGCAATCGCAAAAAGCGAAGACAAGTACCTCGATATTGATGCATGCGTCGAGTGGGCCGAGCGGCGGCTCGCCGAGCACGGCGGCGAGAGCACCGAGTACTCGTTTTTCAAACGCGGCCCCTTCGCTAATCGCGTCACGTTCGATATTTCCGTCGACGAGGACAAACACTTCGCCTGGACAGCAGAGGCCGACGAATCGGCGCCGGAACAGGTGCATCATGCGCTCGCGCACCCGCTGCGCTTTGTGCGAGCACACAACGCCGCTGCAGCAGCAGAGGAGCGCGCCGCGAAGTTATCGGCTTTCGCGCTCGCGGCGGCTCGCGTCGCACGCGCCACCGAATACACCGGCACGGTCGCCGACTGGATGGCCGCGCCTTTCCACCCAGCGCCTGCGTGCGTCGTGGCCGCGAAGCGAGAATCCGGCCTGACGTGGTCGCAGTTTCAAGCGACGCGCTGAGCAAGCCCCTCGCCACTCTGCGCCTGGTCAACCGGGCGCAGCAGGCGGGCGACTTGCCCGATTTTTGGCCCGCCGGGCCGCCGGAAGGAAACAACATGGACCCGAGAAAACTTACCCCCGATGAACTGCACACCGCGCGCCGCGCTCAAGGCGACAGCCTGATGCAACTCAAGAACTGCGATGCCGTGGTGTACCTTAACCGCAACGCAGCAGGCAAGCCAACTGCTCGCGGTTTTGTTGGCAAATCACTTAAACCGTCGTTCTATTACAGCTTCCGAGACATTCCGCAGATGATGAAACACATCGCGGAATTTCAATCCCACCAAGCCGAGATCGTCGCCAGCAAGGCAGCTCGCGCGAACGAACGAAAAGCCTTTCGCCACCGCCTGCAGGTAGGTGACGTGCTGGTGTGCTCGTGGGGATACGATCAGACAAACATTGACTACTACCAAGTGACCGAGCTCCACGGCGCGCACTTTGTCAGCGTTCGCGAAATCAGCGCCGATCTATCGGGATCGGGAGACATGACCGGCACCAGCACGCCGCGCGTGAACGATTTTTTGCCCGGCGTGATGCGCTGCCGCGTCAACGCCCAGAACTCAATAAAGATCAAGTCATACGCCTACGCGCGGCCATTGCCGTACACCGTGATTGACGGCGAGCGAGTCTACCAACGAAGCAACTGGACAGCATACGCCTAGCGGCCCTCGAAACCCGGCCACCGGCCGGGCCTACTGATGCGCCCTCACATGGAGGGCGCAGCCGTAGGAATAACACCATGACCACCGAATTTAACCGCCAGCAAGCCGCCGCGTTGCGCGCGGCGCTCGGCTTGAGCGTTAGCCAAATGGCCGACGCTGTCGGCCTGGCTGGCACGCCTGACAACCGCGCCGACTACTGGCGCCAGATCGAGAACGGCGCACGCAACATATCCGGGCCGCTGGCGCGCGTGCTGCGCTATCTCTCGCAGGGTGCGGCGGTGCACGATGACCCGACGCTGTCGGACGGCTTGGCAGCCATGCTGCCGACCTACCTTGAGTGCAGCGACCTGGAAGCGCCGGACGACGAACCCGGCCGCACAATCATCATGCGCACGGCCTGGCCGCGCTTTTTCGCGGTTGAGTTTGAACCCGACGAACTGCCGCCCGATGCACCAGCGATGCTGCGGGCGAACGGCTCGCCCTGCCTAGAGCTGCCGGCCGAAATCGGCTGCGGCTGGCTTGTTGTTTTGTGGATCGACACCCCAGCCAGCGACCCGACCATGCACGTTACGCGAGCAGCACAACTGATGATTGACCGCATCCGCCGCGACCTGGCACCCTAAACCGAAAACAGCCACAACATCGCCACCCCCGAAAGAGCAAACCATGTGGATAATTTTTGATCGACTGAACGGCTACGCAGCTATTGGCGAGCCAGCATCCCTCCTCGTCATCAATGAGCGCTGCCAGCAAATGAATCGCGAGATTGGCAGCGCACGCTATGGCATCGCGCGCGCATCATGACCATCACCTACACCCCCGGTTTCCGCGAGCACGATGCCGGCGCTTACCTGGCGAGCGAAAAGCTGGACGGGTACCGCGCGCGCTGGAATCGTGGGCGGCTTTGGCTTCGATCTGGTGCCAGCGTGGAGCCACCTGCCGAGTGGCTTGCCCAACTCCCGCCCGTCTCGCTCGACGGCGAGCTGTGGATCGGGCGCGGGCAGTTCAACGCGCTGGCCAGCGCCGTGCGCAAAAAATCCTGTAGCCTTGGCTGGTCGCGGGTGCGCTTCATGGCATTCGACATGCCCGATGAGCCCGGCCCGTTTCATCGCCGCGCGGCAGCCCTGGCGGTGCTGGCCAAGCGCCATCGCAACGCCGTTTTTGATGTCGTGCCGCAAGTCCGCCTGCAGGACATCGTTCAGACAAAAACCATCTTCCGGGGCATCGTCGCCGAAGGCGGTGAAGGGCTCATGCTGCACCGCGCCGACGCCCTGCAGCCCGACCGACCCGGCGCCCTGGTCAAGATGAAGCCCGAGCACGATGCCGAGGGCACCGTCATCGAGCAGATCCAAGGCGCCGGCAAACACGCGGGCCGCCTGGGCGCACTCACCGTGCTGCTACCCAACGGCAAGACGTTCAAGCTCGGCACCGGTTTTAGCGATAGTGACCGGCTGTATCCGCCCCGTCTTGGCAGCGTGGTCACGTTCACCTACAACGAACTTACCCCCGCCGGCATTCCACGCTTCGCCAAGTTTCTGCGCGAGCGCCCGGCCTGCACCCTGCCCACCGCCGCATGACCACAATAATCGACCTGGACGGCTATCAAACCGTCACCAGCGCCGCCCAGCGCACGGGCAAGGGCGAGCGCTGGATTCGCACGCTATGTCAGCAGGGGCGCGTGCCTGGCGCGCACCTGTTCGACGGCACCATCTGGATGGTGCCCATCGCCTGGGCACCCACCGCACCCGTAGGCAGGCCGCCACGCGCGCCGATCGAGCCCGAGGCGGCGCCCCCGCGCATCGCCGCGCAGGACATCGCGAAAATCCTGTAGACCTAGCCGGCTATCCGGTCACCACAATGCGCTCCACAGCGCGCGCCACCGCCCGTTTGCGCGCGCCCCGCTCGGTCAGCTCGCGCTGCATCGGCGTCAGCAGACGGCGATAGCGATAGAGTTTGATCGCACCGCGCTGCCCGTAACAGACCTTTTCCAGAAAAGCCATCTTCTCGGTCAAGTGGTTCAACGCATCAAGCACCGTATCCCGGCTAATCGGCACACCGCACGCCTCCACGTGCTGGCGCACCTCGCCCACGCGAAACCACGTCGACGGGAACCGCGCAAACAGGTCGATCATCTGCCCGCCGCCCTTGTAGTCGAAGCGTTGCGCATTGGGCGGCAGATCCGCCGCGCGCACGGCTGCGGCGAGATAGTCACCGCGGCTCACTTCGCAACCTCTGCAAAATGCTGCGCCACCCACTCAGGACTGTTCACCTTCGGGCGCGGCAGCGGCTTGCGGTACTCCTCGATCGTCGCCATCGGCACCGGGCGGTTAATCTTGGCCGCCGCATCGGCCATCGCCTTGCTGATGTTGATGTCGCCCACCTCGCGGGCAAACACCCGCAGCAGATCATCGGCATCGCGGCGGCGAAAATCCTTCGCCACAGGCACCGCACGCAGCGTACCGGGGCGGCTTCCGCCCTCCCAACCAATTTCCCGTCGCACCAAATCCGGGTCACGCCGCATTGAAGCAATCAGCCCCTTGCGCGCCCCAAAGCACATCGCCGCGATCACCCGAGCCTGGGACCGGTTGTGCGCCAACCAGCGGCGATAGATCGCATCCACCGCCGCGCCGATCAGCGGGTCCGGGTCCATGCGCGGCTCGTTGCGGTCCACCTCGCGCTTCCAGTCAACCGGCACCACGCCCTTGCCCGCGTGGCACCACGCCACCCACTGGTCCAGCCGGTCGATCACATGCCCGGCAAAGGCAAACCGCTCGTTTTTGTACTCCGCGCTCACGCTGCCACCTTACCATCTGGCACGCGCTTTAGCACCGCCCTCGCGCCAGCCAGCAGGCGCGCAATCGCCTCCGGGTCAGGCGTGCTTGCCCCCGGCGCGGGCAGCGCCAACACCACCGCTGGCACTGGCGGACAATCACCCGCCAGCCGCGCCGCCAACAAGCGCCGCCAACGCGACTCACTGCGCTGCCATGCGCCGTTGAACAAATCAAACGTGCCCATGTCCGCCGCAGCCCAAAACACCGCCGGATGACTCCACACATCGCCACCATCGGCGTGCCGGCGGCGCATCTGCTGTTGCGCTTCGTGCCACGCCGCCTCGGCATCCACCGTCGCCACGCAGAGCTTCAAAAACTCCGGCAGCGATGGCGGCCAATCCATGCGCATGCGACACAGCCGCAACCCCTGCGCCACCCCCTCCAGCGTCACCCCCTCATCGGCAAAAGCAAGCGCCCATGCCTCGCGCCAATTGGCCACCGCCGCCTCGCTGGCAAACGCCGCGCGCCAGCGGTTCGGGTACATGCCGTCGAGGCGGTTGAATAGCGCATCCATGGCCGACAGGCCGCCGCCGCGCGGCTCAAGCCACGCGCTCAGGGTGGATGATTTTTTCGTGTCGGGCAGGGTCATTTTTTTGTCCTTGGTTGACGTAGGCGACAGGGTCAAAACGGGCAGCAGGACCACCCCGCGCAGGCGGCGCTCCGCCGCGCGAAACCTCGCCGCGCACCCACTCCGCCTCAAAGCCAACCCAGCCCCGATCAATGCTCTTGCGAAAGGCGTCCGCCAGCGTCCAGCCGAGCTTTTCTGCCTCCCGCCGAAAGCTGTCCACCACCCCCTGCGAAACGGCACTGCGCTTGGCTTTGCGATGCGCTCGCCACTCCTCCCACAACGCTGGCGACACATCCTCCGGGCACGCCGCTTTTTTCGCCGCAGCGCGGTTATTTTCTATTCCGTCAGGAATAGAAATAGGTGATGGTGAAGGGCATTCCTCATGCAATGCTTGTGCAATGCTTGGAGCATGCTTCAAGCATGCTTCGGGCATGCTTGAAGCATCCGATTCTGAGCCGCCTGCACCGCCTTGGTCCGTCTTTTTCCAGCGCGCCTCGGCCGCTGTTTTGGCCCGACCACTGGCCTTGGATGATCGATGTGCGGCGTCTGCCAGCTCGCGCTCCATGCGCTTGCTGATCCACACACCATCATCCACCAAAAAAAACTCCGCCAACACCGGGCGCAGCTTTTTCCACTCGGACGGCGTCGCCTTCACAATGTTGGCAAGGCGCTTGTCATCGTCAGGCAGCGGCCCGCCTGATCGCCAATAGGCAAACAACAGCAACAGATACCCACCATGCTCATCGCGCGACAGGTGAGCCGTATCAGCCATGTAGTCACCAATCCACAGCGGCAACCACGCATCAGTCTTTTTGCTCATCAGGCGCCAGCCCTCCGCGAAGTCGGCTCACGGCGCTTGGGCACCAGCGGCGCAATCCAACCCGCCACCGGCATCGCCGCCGCCATCGCATCAATACGGTCATTCTCCCGACGCATGCGCGCCCTGGCGCTTGCCGCTGCCGCCGCCTCCCGCATCGGCTCAGAGATCAACTGCTTCGCGCGGCGATCAGCCTCAGCCTCCACCAGCGCATCAAACCCCGGCAGCGCCGGCAACAGCGCGCGCCATCGGTGCGGATACACCGACCGGTCGCAAGCCGCCTTGCCCTTGCGCTCCCATGCCAGCAAGCGAGACGCCGTCACCGACATCGCACAACCGGCGTCAAACTCTGCGTGCAACGTGGGCGAAGTCGTGCCCGCCTCACCAAACGCCGCCACCCGCCGGCTCTTGGTATCGTCATAGGGCGGAATCGGCACCTTTCCCACCCGCAGCAAACGCCCCCCGGCGAATGACGAAGTCGAGCCCGGCACCTCTACCAGATAACCACACGCAACCATCGCATGCAGGCGGGCATACGTGGTCGACGGCTTGCCATTGGGGAACAGGGCCGCCAGCGCGCGAGACCGCATCTCACCCGCCGCCTGCACCGCATTGAACATACGCACATAAGCCGCGTGCGTTTGCGGCGAGAGGAGCATCATGCCGCCACCCGATCCACCGCAGGCGGTGGCACCCACGCCATCGGCCCATCACCGGGCGGCCGGATGACCAAGGCATCAGTCACCGCGCGATCAAAGCCCGCCACCGCCGGCGCCTTGGCCACGTAGAACTCCATGCGCCGCTCAGTCCCTGAGCCCACCTCGCGCTTCACAATCACGCCGCCGGCACGCTCGATGTCCGGCAACCGCGGGTGAATCTCCACGATGTGCAACTCCACCGCCGCGCGAAGCTGGCTCACCCACTCCGCCTGGTAGCTGCCATCGGGCAAGCGGTGGCCCGGAGAATTAAAACCCATCGCATGCCGCGCCAATCGGTGCGCATGCCCACCTTTCGCCAGCTTGTAACCATCATCCGTCTCAGGCATCACCCCACCTCACACCAGATCGCGCAGCCAGCTCGCCATACGGGCGCGCTCTGCTGCCGTGAAATTTGGCTCCATCAGCCCGGCAACCGCCAGATCGGGCGCGTTTTTCGCCTTTCGGCGACCACTGATCGCGGGCGACAGCGGCGCCGTCGCGCCCACCGCCACCCACGCCCCATCACCCCGCGTGCCCAGCTTCACGCCAGCGGGCACTTTTGACCAGCGCACCATGCGCTGCCGAATGGCCTCCACGGTGCGCACATCCTTGGTGGCCTCTTTCAACGCCGCTGGCGTGCAACCACGAACGCCGCAGCGCAGCAGGTGCGCGTACAAGCGTTCATCCGCCGCACGCCGCTGGGCAGGGTCCATCGTGTACCACGGCGAATCCTTCACTCGCGGCCCGCGTGACCCCACCGCCGTGCTCACGCCGCCACCTCAATGGTCGGCGGCTCTATGCCCATCTGGTCAAGCCGCTTGTGCACCGCATAAGCCATGTGCAGCACCGCGTTTTGCATGCTCGCCACCAGATCCGGCTCCGCCATGAACGGGCTGGGCCACTCAAGCGAGCGCGGCGTCGTGCGCGGCTGCTCCACAGGCCACGCCCCCACCAGCCAGCGGGCAGGCCCGGCCCCGCGCAGCACGGCGGGCACCACCGGCGCCTGGCGCAGCGTCACCACCCACATAATCGCCTGCAGCATCGCGGCCAGCGCATCGCAGGCGTGCTGCACATAAGCCGTATCATCCAGCGCCACCACCGAGCTGCGGCACTCCATCCACAGCCGCTCACTCTCGTCGAGCAGCGCGTGCACGCCCTTGTTGCGGTCGACCGCGCGCTGCAACCAGCGCGCTCGCTCATAGGGGTTGTTGCCATCCACCTCGACAGCCCGCCGAATCACCACCGCCAGCACCCCAACAAACGGGCGCTGCAGCGGCTTGCGTTTGCTGGCGGCGCTCATGGCTGGCCGTCCGTCAACCCGCCAACCGCAGACGCCAGAGCCCGCCGCTCCTGCGCCCACGCCAGCGAGATCGCATGGCCGATCAACAGCCGCGCACGCGCCGCCGATGTGGGCGCCACGTAGCCAAACACCCCAAACGGCACCGAGCGAAAGAACAGCGCACAGGGAATCGAAGTCATGCCTGGCAGCGTCATACACCGGCCTCCACGTTGTCGAAATGCTCAAACTTGGTCGCGCCGCTCCATTCGCCATAGCGAATGCCACGCAGCAACGTCACCGGCGGAAACGGAATATCACCCCACAGCTCGCGAGGCAGCACATCCTCCAGCATCACGATCTGCAGGCCGCAATCGCGCGCCGTCGATAGCTCCGAATGCGCGCCATCGCTGTACTGCCAGCCCGGCAACAGCACAATCACGTCGCAATAGGTCAGCTCGCGCGTATCAACACGAATGCACTCATGCCAATAGGCACGCACCTCTCGCGGCGAAGCACCGGGGCACGGGCGAGTACCGCCTGGGTTTAATTCCGCCGGGTTCACCACCTCAATGCCACGCAGTCGCAGCGCCGCTGCAACCGCCATGAACGCCGGAAAGTTCTCGTCCGGCAGACCACTCATCGGCCCCGAGATATACGCCCTCATAGCGCACCCCCACGCACCGCGCCAGCCTGGGCGGCCAACTGGTTGATGTCCACACCCTGGGCTTTCAGCGTAGAGACCAGCCGCACGATCGTCTGCATCGCCTGTGCACCCTCGGCAATCGCACGCTGCGCCAGATCCTCCTGCGTCAGCGGCACGGGCGCGGTGTAACCCAACGTCTGCGCCACATAGTTCGCGTAGTAGTGCACCCCCTTCTCGCGGCCAATGCGCACCAGTTGAATCACCTGCTCCGGGTTCAACCGCTCATCCTTGTTCGGGTTCAGGCAGTTGCGCAGCCACGTCGCCGCCGCATCGGGCTCCTTGTCGCCGCGCAGGGCCGCCCCCACCGCCTTGTAACCACCGATCGCCTGGACAGTGGCCACCAGCACCTCGTCCACCGTCTCGTAAAACATCGCCTGTTGCTGCACCTTGCACCTCTCGCTGTTAGCGGCCGGCAACGCCGTTCCCCGCCGTTCCCCAAATCAGAGAACCGCAAGGAGTGACATCACCCAGCCCGAAAAACAAAATGGCCACATGAGCACACACCCATGCAGCCACACCACCAATAAAAAAAGCCCCACGCAGGCCATGCGTCAGGGCACAGGTCAGCGCGCTGCGTTGCAGTGGAACAGCGCGCTGAATGACAAATCGAAGCCCGGCCGAGCGCTTGGTGCGGTGCCGGGCGCAACCGCTGTTGAAGGAGGCGCTACGCATTCCCGTAGACCTAACCGGGGGCAGAATCGCAGCAGGGCTCACGCGCAGCACAACGCTCTGACTTTGTGCGCGGGAGTAATGGCCACCCACTGCCGGGCGGCGGCCAATGACGGGGCGAGCGTTCCTACAATGGGGACTCCACTCACCCACCATAGGAACGCTCATGGAAAACGAAGCACCAATCGACGCCCCAAAGATTGTCTTAGCGCTTTTCGGCGCGCTATTGCGACAACCATCAATCAATGCCGAAGCGCTCGGCGAAGACTTCTTCTCATCGCTCGCAAGGCACAGCCCCGCGCTTGCGGAAGAGATACAAGCACTACTCACCGATCACCCTCATTAAGGGCGCTAGACCGAGGCAGAAACACACCTGCCTCCTTCAACTCATTCACCAGCGCGCGCGCCAGCCGCCTACTTTCCTCAGCATCAAACGGCGGCGGCTTCATCGCCTCCGCGATCACCGGCCGGAGCAAACGTGCAGCACAACGAATCAGCCAGCGCTTCATGCGGCCTCCTTCATCGGCGCCGCATCGCTCGCCGCCGCAGCCAAAGGCTCCGCCGCCGGGCGCGACCAATCAATGTCAGGGCGTAAATCCTCGCAGCGCACCTTGCCGTTGGTGGCACGCTCAACCTGCAGGCAGCGCTCCAACGGCAACGGTCTCGCCTGCGGCCCATCCGTCTTGAGAAACGCATGAATCGCGGTCACACTCACACCGAGAATTTCGGCGGATTTCGCCGGGCCGCCCATAAGGTCGACGGCCCGCTGCAATGCGGTCTTTTGGCTCATGGCGAGCATAGTACAGCATTGCTTACATGTAATCAAGCATTGATTGAACGGGTTGGCGGGGCAAACAATGGCGGCATGGAATCCGACGCATCACAACTCGCCGCCATCCTTGCCGCCGATCTCAGCAAAGGCAGCGGCATTGATCGCGCCGCACTTGCCCAAGAATGCGGCATCAGCAATCAGGCCATCTCTAACTGGATCAAGACCGGGCGCATCAAGAAGCGCTACCTGCCCGTCGTCGCCAAACACACCGGAAAGCCGCTTTCGCGCTACCTCCTGGACAGCGCGCAACCCTACCCACTCAATCCGCCCAGCCAACACGCGGCACAACAAGACCCTGCGCCACACTATGAAAGCCAGTCACGGGAGGGGCGCGCTCGTCAGCGGACACTGAAAGCGATAGAGGAGCTCGACATTGAAGAACTTGAACTGTTGGCAGAAGACATTGAACGCGACGCGGCCAGACATCGACGCTTGCGCCTGCGTCGCACCGACCGGCCCACCATCAAGGCTTAAAGCCATTCTTGGCGCAATAGCGATTGCGATTGCGTCACATGCCCCAGCGCAAACGATTCAAAAGTGCGTCGACAGCACCGGCAAGGTGACATTCAGCGACAGCGACTGCGGCGGACAAAAAACCTCAATCAATCTGCGCAGCAGCAGCATCGGCGACGGCGGCGCAACGGCCGCGCGGCAATCTACCGAAACCGCCAAGGCAGCCAACACCAAAGAGCTGGCGATTCGCCGCTACAAAGAAGCCGACGACTTGGTGAAAAAACTTCGCACCGAGCTTGCCAACAACGAACCCAACCGCGTCGCGGAAACAACGGAAATACTCAAAGAGATCGAGCGATGCCGCTTTCACCGCATCCCTACCCGGCGCTGCACCGAGCTGGAAACCATGCAGCAATCGGACATTGACAACAAATGGTCTGCCGAGTGGTGGCGCGTCAACAGAGCACTCACCGATGCCCGCGAAGAACACAGCAAGGCGACTCGCGCCCTTACGGAGCTAAAAATACCCATTCCCAACAACTGAATAGGTATACAGCATACAAAATAAAATACAGCATTGCTTGACATTCAGTTAAGCAATGATTACATTGCACTCCATCCCGCCACCCCGGCGGCTCATGGAGTGCAAACATGCCACAGTTCCGCGTTCTCGAATCCTCGGGCGGCATCACGGTTGACGCGCTGGTCACCGTCGACGCCAACAGCCACCAGTTCTCCCCTGCCGAGCAGGCGCACATCAGCCAACTGCACGACCCGCGCTCGACCGCAGGCAGCGCCGCGCGCGACACCGTTCGCGAGTGCCTAATCGCTCTTTGCGACAACATCGACGAGGAAATCTCGCACGTCGACTTCACGACGACACAAAGCCTGGAGGACACGCAGAAAATCCGCGTTCGACTCGCCGCCGACGACGCCCGAAACGAAACCAAGGCAGCACTTGAGGAACAGATCGAGGCAAACAAGGCCGCCGCCGAGCAAGCCATCGCTACCGCCAAAGCCGAAGGAGCCGCCAGCCGCGACGACGAAGTCACCAAACTGAGCCAAACCGTACTGGCCCTGCAGAAAGAGCTGCGCCAGATCAAGGCCGACAACGAGTTTCAGCAAGCCGCCGACGAAGCGCGCCGCGTAGCGCAGAACCAAGCCCGGCGGGCGCGTCGCGCCAAGGCTGCCGCCGCAGCCAAAGCCAAGCCCACCAGCAAGCGCAAATAAGGCGCCGCACCATGAGCAGCGCCACCGTGGCCGCCGGCAACACCGGCGCCGCCTCCTCATGCCGGCCGATCAAGCCGATCGACGACCAGCGCGACGTGCAATGGGCCATCGCGCAGTTTCTCGAACGGCAACGCCTGCGCGCCGACGTGCACCTGGACGCCTACCGCCAGATGACCAACCGCCAAGGCGCGCTGGCCCGTTGCGGCATTTTCAGCCCCGCGCTGCTGCACCGCTGCGCCGAGCGCGCACGCGATCGCGGCAACGCCATGCTTGACCGCGCCATTGCGCTGGCCAAGGTTGTTCGCGACGCCGACACACGCCGTCGCGCCACCGCCATCTCGATGCAGTACGCACCGCAAATCAGCATCAGCGTGCACGATCAAACCGACTACGCACGCGCCGCCGACGCCATGTTGGGCGCGCTCGCCACCCTGCGCGGCACCAGCCGTGAGCCCGGCATCGTCTGGCCCGAACTGATCGAAGTCATGCCCCGCAGCGAAAGGAAAGCCGCATGAACCCCCTCTACGCCCTGCGCCAGTGGGCCGAGCAGCAGCGCAAGCTCGCCGCACTGCCCTACGTCACCGGCCTCAACCACGACGCCGTCATCGCACGCGCTGATCGCAAAAAGGCCAAGGCCCAGCGCGCCCAGCGCTATGCCAGCCGGCTCACCCGTGCCGGCGCCTGGCTGCGCGATCACCGCCGCCAGATCGGCGAGCGCATTGCCATCGCCATCGGCAGCGCCGCTATCACCTGGCTGGTTTGTGCGCAGCCCGCGATTGACGAGCGCGACCACCGCAATGCCAGCCTGGCAGAGCAGAACGAGCAACTGCGCGCCACCGCCATGCGCATGGCCACCGGGCAGCTCACCATCAACCTCACCGGCCGCAGCAACGACGTGCAAAAGCACGTCCGCGCGATTGCCGAGCTGGAAAAGTAATGATGCTCACCGAAGCCATCGCCAGCGCTCAAACCGCCGCCATCATCGTGGCGTCGGCGTTCATGGTCGGGCTTGCCATCGGCATTCTCGGCACCCTCGAATTCATGCGCAACAAGTAGCTACTCGTAGCGCAGATCCACCCACCCCAACCCGGAGCCATCATGCCCAAAACATTCGCCCAAGTGGTCGCCGATCAGCGCCGCGGGCATTTCAGCGATCAAGCCGGCGAAGCGTTTGCCGGCCTTGTCAAACAGGTTGCCGAAACCGGCAAAAAGGGCCGCTTTGTCGTCGTGCTCGACCTGGTGCCCAACCCCAATACCGGGCACCTCGTCATTCAGGATGAGATCAAGGTCACGCCGCCCAAGATCGACCGCGCAGCCGACGCCATGTTTGCCACCGAAGACGGCACCCTGCAGCGCAGCGACCCAAAACAGCCGGACCTGCCTGGCATTCGCGCCGTTGATACCCCCAAACCGGAGGTCATCTACGTGCCGGTTGACCGCGTCACCGGCGAAGTCATCGGCGACAAGCCGGCCGCACCAGTCGCCACCGTCGCGCAACCCACACTCGAATCAGTCGCCATCGCCCTGCAAACCCCGCAGGCCGCGCCGGTGAACCTGGCCCCATCGCAAGGCCAGCAGATCCCGCCAGCGAACGAGGCAGCCGCGTAAGCGGCACCCCGACCATCAGCCACCCACCCCGAAAGCAACCCATGAACGAACCCGATCACAACACCCCGCTGGGCAGCATACCCACCCTGCAACTCACCGCCGCCGATCTGCGCCCGGTGGATTTCAACCAGCCGCGCATGCTCACCGACGAGAGCGACATGCCCACGCTGCCTTTCATCCTGCTGAAAGATGACAGCGGCAACGAAAGCGTGCGCGCCCTGGAACACCTATACCCAGAGCCCCGCCGCATGCGCGGCCAAGTGGCGTTGCAAGCCCCGCTGGATTTCATCGCCTACGTGGCGCGCTACATCACCGGCGGCACGCAACTATTCTTCACCAGCAACACCGCTGGCGCGCAATTTATCGCCGTCATGAACGGGCAGCAAGATCAAGACAACTGCGGCTGGCACGATCACATCGTCACCTACGCCACCGACACCTCGCGCCAGTGGAAAACCTGGCGTGACAACAACGGCAAGCAGATGACACAGGCCGCGTTCGCCGAATTCATCGAAGCCAACCGCCTCGACTTCACCAGCCCGGAAGCCGCCGACCTGCTCAAGATCGCCGAGACGATGGACGCCACGCAAACCGCCGCCTTCAAGGGCATGGTGCGACAGGCCAATGGCGACACCAAGCTCGCCTTTGAAAGCACCAGCAAGGCCACCGCCGGCGAGCGCGGCGAGCTGACCGTGCCCGACAAATTCGCCATTGCCATCCCCGTGTTTGTGGATGACAAACCCTACGCGATTGAGGCGCACTTCCGCTACCGCATCAACACCGAGACCGGCCGCCTCACCATCAGCTACCAGCTCATCAACCCGGAATACACCTTCGAGTTTGTCACCGACAAGCTGGTCGAGACCATCCGCACCGGCATCGGCCAGCCGATCTACCGCGGCAAGCCAATCACCAACATCAACGCGATCAGCTAACACCACTCGGGCTCACCCGAGCCCGTTTTGGCGAGGGCGCGTTTACCCCCGGCGCGCTCTCACCAAAACACGCGGAGAAAGCATGAAAAGTTACCTGTGGCTAGTAGTCATCATCGTTGGCATGAGCGCCGTAGTACACGCATGGCGCCTCATCAACCAAACCACCATCATTGAGAAAAAGCCGTGGGAGCATTTCTTCGACTTCCTCTTTGCCGCCTACATCACCGGCGGCGGCATTTACCACCTGGCGCAGATGTGACATGAGCGAAGACGACACCACACCATCGAGCACCCAGCTATGGGCCGTCCACCTCCTGCCGCACGACGAACACCACGCCGCGCCCACCAAGGAGGAGGCCGATGCCGCCTGCGTGCTCATCAATGCCGCCGCCTCGCGCCAAGCCGAGCCCGGCATGCCACCCCCGATAACCGCCACCGCATGCCCCTGGCCCTACAGCGCAGCGAGCTACACCGGCACCGTGAGCGACTTCTACACCCTGTTCTTGAGGTAAGCAATGAACCGAGCAGAACGCCGCGCCGCCCAGCATCGCAGCCCAGCGCAACACCTGCGCTACAGCGCGCGCACGGTCGAACTGAGCGCGCCGCGCATCGTTGTCATGGCCAATGCCTCGTTCGCGCCGATGGCAGCGCTCAAGGCATGGATTGACACCTACGACGACCCCACCGCCCCGGCGATGACCGAGCAAATGCTGGTCGAACTCTCGGGCCTATGGCTTGGCCTTACCCGCGGTCTCTACCTCAACGGCACCCCGTTCCCGCGCGACGACGAACGCGCAGGCAACAACCGGCTCGCCAGCCTGTTCGCCGGCGCCGCACCCACCAAGGCCGATCTGCAACAACTGCACACCCTCGCGGCCCGGCTTATCAACCAAGCCATCAAGGTCAAAGGCTGGGACACATGGAAAGAAGCCGCCACCGACCTCAGCATCAAGAACGAAATCGCCAAACGCCAGAGCGACAGCTATTGGCTGGGCGGATGGAAGCACACAGGAGCGGCAGCGTGAACAGCAAAGAATTTCGCGACGAACTGGTCAACATCATGCCTGGCTACCTGTGGACAGTTCACAGGACGAAAAACTCAAAAGCACTGCAAGCCACAGGCACTCAATCCAGCGGATCAAACCGTCTATCGACGCTCGTTGTATCGCGAAAAGGAGAGATGGAACCAATCCTGTATGAGGCCACGTACTACGGCCACGGGACGAGATCACGCCCAATGGCTTGCGCACACGAAAAAACATTGGCTCGCACCCTGCGGAAACTTCAGGATTACCTCGAAGATGTAGCGAACTCTCATCGTCAAGCAGCAGATACCTTGGAAGCAGCTCGCCAATAGATAACCTGTTTGCAGGCCAGAAATGAAGCTCAACCCCACCCCCACCCCACCCCGCATTCGCGTGCTCGAATTTCTCGAAAAGAACCCCGGCCATTTCGCCCACGGCGAAGGCGCCGCCACGCTGCATTGCCTGCAACTCGGCTGGGCCGACTACGCACGCAACGACCGCGACGACATCATCGGCCAACACCTCACCGACCAAGGCCGCGCCATCCTCAGCACCCACCGCCTGGCACAGATCGCAAAGCCGAATCCAATCATCTGCCACCACGATTGTTTTCTTGGCTGCAAGATGCCGCAAGACTGCAAGGCAACGAACAGCAACTCCGTAGCCTCGATGCAGCGCAGCGGAATCGAGGGAGCCATCCATGCTTGACGCCGACCCCGCCAGCATCACCAAACTGGGCAAAGTCACCATTCACGGCAACCCCAAGCCCGGCCAAAACCGCATCGTCGTGCGCGGCTTTTCAGGCAACGGCACCACCTGCCGCGACATCAGCGCCCTCGCGCTCGTATGGGCCATCGGCGAGCTGCAACGCGAACTGATGGAAACCCTCAAAGCGCCCGGCGGCGGCGACGTGGGGGTTGACTAATCATGGGTGAAGCCAAAACCCGAGGCACCCGCGAGCAGCGCATCGCGCAAGCGATCGAGCGGGACGAACGCAAAGCCGCCGTGCGTCGCGCCGAGCGCGCACGCCAGCGCGAGGAAGAACTACGCCGCTACGAAGAAGCCCGCGCCCAAGCCGAGCAAGCCGGCAAAGCGCCGCCACCCCATCCGGCAGACCTGCGTAGCGAAAGGCTCAAAGCAAGAGCGTTGCTCGCTGGCGCTTTCGGTGCACTCGCATCAATGAACCACTACCGCTAATACCAAGGACCACCATGAAAAAGCCAGCATCGCCAGCCACCAAACTGAATCCCGCAATCTTGGCCAAACACAAGTCATTGTCTGCCGCCCACGAAGCGGCAGGCGAAAAACTGTGGGCCTACGAAAAAGAGCAACGCGAAGCGCTCCGCAAAACTCACCCCATCACCGCCGGCAGCATCCTGGTGCGCCAGCGCCCGGAGTACACCGACACCTACTACCGCGTTGAGGAAGTTTGCCCCACATTCCACGGCAACGGAGAAATCCAGTACCGCATTTCACGCTGCAACAAACGCGGCGAACGCACCGGCGTCTCACCCAGCTACAACCGCGTCAGCGCCGGAAACGACAAATACAAAGTCTTCAAGCTGGCACCGCGCACGAAGGACTAACCAGCACGTAGCCGTGATTAGCGAAGCGTAATCGAGGGAACACCATGCCCATCAACTGGACCACCACCCCCATCGCGCCGGAAGACACGGCGGTACCGATCGCCAAGATCATGGCCGAGCTGGGCATCAAGGCGCGCAGCACCGTCTACGAGCGCAGCAAGGCCGGCAACCTGCCGCCGCTGTACAACGACGGCCGCTGCACGTTCTGCTGGCGCAGCCACCTCGACCTTTACAAGAACAACCTGAAACCGATCTACGGGAAAGCGGCATGAGCACATATCCAATCACCATCACCGGAACACCGGAAGAAATCGGCCACAAGATATTTCAGCAGTTCTGCATCCCCGCCATCCGCGAGACCAGCAAACACCACGACGCGCAAAAGTTGGCCAACCTCTATATCGGCTTTGTCGTGTCAGCCTTTGGAGCGATGGCCGCCGATTTCGGATACGACAACGCACTGGTAGGCGCAGAAAAAATGCTGCAACACTTTCGCGACGCAAAAGCCGATTGCAGCGAGCCCACCATCAACTAACCAACCCTCAACCCCTCCAAATGATCCGCCCAAGCCTGCATCATCGCGCGCCGCTCCGGCAGGTATTTGGCATGGTTGTACGCCGCTCGCACGCGGTCGGGGTCGATGTGCGCAAGCTGCGCCTCGATCACATCATGCCGCCAGCCCATCTCATTGAGCGCCGTGCTCGCGATCGAGCGAAAGCCGTGCCCGGTCATCCGCTCCTTGTAGCCCATCGTCTCAATAGCCTTGAGCACCGTGTTATCACTCATCGGGCGCGTCGGGTCACTGCGGTTGGGGAACAGCACCGTGGCCGGCCCCGTGCGCTGTATGCGGCCATGCACGCGGGCATGCTCGATCAACAGCCCGAACTGCGCCACCGCCTGGCGAGCCAGCGGCACCACATGGGGCCGCCGCGCCTTCATGCGGGCAGCGGGTATCTGCCACAGCGCATTGGGCAAGTCGAGCTCGCCCAGCCGCACCTCGATCAGCTCGCTGGTGCGCACAAAGGTCAACGCCAGCAATTGCAGCGCCACGCGCGAGAGCATGGCGCCGGGGTAGGCATCCATCGCGCGCAGCAGGCCGGGCAGCTCATCCAGCGGCACAAAGGCATGATGTCGCTCGGTGCGGCTGGCGAACACATCCACCGGCGCCACATCGGCGCACACGTTGCGCACGTCGTCATGCTCCGCTGCCGCGTAGCGCATCACGCGGCCGCAGCACTCAAATACACGCCGCGCCACCTCGCCGTAACCCTGCGCCTCGATCGCCTTCACACAGCGCACGAAGTCAGCCGCCCGCAGCGCGCCCACATCACGCGCCCCGAGATCCGGGAACACGTAAAGCTCCAATCGGGCGAGCACCTGGTCGGCATACTTGATCGACCGGCTGCCGCGCCAGCCCGCATGCCAGCGCCGGGCGATCGCCTCGAACTGCCGCGCCGGGCGCACCGCCTGGGCCACGCCGGCCGCGCGTTCAGCCTGCTGCCGGTGCGCTGGGTCAACACCCTGCCGCAGCGCCAAGCGCGCCGCATCGCGCGCCACGCGGGCAGCCGCCAAACCCACCTCGGGGTAACGCCCCAGTGTCAGCCGCTTCTCAACACCCGCAACGCGGTACTTCCACCGCCAAGCCTTGGTGCCAGCGGCAGACACCTCGAGGTAAAGCCCACCCGAGTCAGCAAAACGCGAGTAGGCGCGATCGGCAGCGCACACAGCGCGCCGGCAAGCAGCATCAGTCAACATGGGGGCAAAACCCAAGGGAACGCGGACGATGCCCCCAATTCTGCCCCCATCACGCGCCAGTCACAACCGAACAGCAACAAACACTAACGGACACCAATCAGGAGCCAGCACTATGGAAACAACGGAAAATCAAACACCAGCGAACGCCAGCGAACAGGGCGATGGCGGAGGGACGGACAGCCACGAATCTGGCCGCCACCCGCATATCACCGATGCTTTCGTCAAGCCGGCATCTAGTCATGCCCCCAATTTTGCCCCCATCATCAACGCACCGGAACCGTTTCTCGGCATGGTTGATTCGGGTGAAACAGTATTACTCGAAGGCAATGATGCTGTCGGCCTGTTTTTCTGTATCGACACAGGCGACATGGCGTACTGCGCCAGCACACTTCAAACGGTATGCCACAACCTCGCCCACCGTGCCGGCTGGTGGACCGACTGGGCAAGTCTTGAGCACGCCAGCATCACGCAAAACCCCTACTGTTTCAGCAACAAGCTGATGCTCATTGTCAGCGAGCTGTCCGAGGCGATGGAGGGCGATCGCAAGGGCATCAAGGACGACAAGCTGCCCCACCGCGACATGCGCGAGGTAGAGCTCGCCGACGCCGTTATCCGCATCTTTGACCTGGCCGGCGCCTACGACATGGACCTTGCCGGCGCCATCGTCGAAAAACTCGCCTACAACCAGCAGCGCGCCGATCACAAGCCAGAGAACCGCGCGCAGGCTGGCGGAAAGGCGTACTGATGAAAGCCCTGTTCGCCAGCAGCGCGATCTGCTTCATCGCGTTTGTTGTTCTCGCGTTCATTGACGAAGCAGTATACGGGCGTCGCTCATCACCACTTACGCCGATCAGCTTCTTGCTAATCGTCGCCACAATCGCCACACTTATCAGCGGCATTGCCGTGTGGGGGTTTGCGTAATGCCCCGCACCGTATCAGTCGGCACCATGATCGAACAGATCGACGGCCTGCGCGGCAGCACCGACATGCTGCGCAAAGAGCCCGACCTGACGGAATGGGAGGAGGGTTTTGTCAACAGCGTGGTCGCCAAATACAAAGCGGCCAGCAAAGACAGCACCACCCTCTCAGACAAACAAGTCGCCATCGTTGAGCGCATCTGGCGAAAGCATTTCGCATGAGCCGCACTCTAAGCCTCAGCGGCCATCAGTCGGCACGCATGAAAAACGACGAATGGCTAACCCCTCCCGAGATCCTAAAAGCACTCGGCAATTTTGATCTTGACCCATGCTCGCCATTGAATCGCCCGTGGCCGACCGCGGGAACACATTTCACCATTGCTGATGACGGCTTGAAACACGAGTGGTTCGGACGCGTATGGATGAACCCGCCATTTGGAGCCGCCGCAGCAGCATGGATGCGCAAATTGGCGTGGCACGGCAACGGTATCGCGTTGATCCCGGCGCGCACCGAAACGCGCATGTTCTTCGAGTCGGTTTGGGGAGTCGCCCAAGCGATTCTGTTTTTGCGTGGTCGACCGCACTTTCACTACGTCACCGGCGAGCGCGCCGCATTCAACAGCGGCGCACCGATCTGCCTGGTGGCTTACGGCACCAGCAACGTCTACGCACTGCAGAACAGCAGACTTGGCCAAACCCTATTGATTGACGCCGCATGACCACCAAACAACACGGCCTGCTATTCACCGAGGCAATGATCCGCGCGTTTCTGCGCACGCAGCACCCGAAGCGGCAGACGCGGCGATTGCCTACGGCCGCGAATTCACTGGTGGACGGGTACGGCGTCAGCGCCAAGCGCTGGGCGGAGATGAAGCTCGACTGGTCAACAGCATATGTTGACGGCGGACCAAGCCCCGCCGGCAACCCCGGCCCGTATCTACACGTCAAGCGCGGCGACTCAACCGATGGCGAGTTATGGGCACGCATCTACCCGCGCATCCAACCGGGCGCCCTGCTCTATGCCCGCGAGGGCACATGGGAGCGCCCCGAACGCAGCGAGCGCGACATGCGCGAAGGCGCCGATACGTGGGAGCCTTTCGCCTACGACGCCGACTGCATTTTCGACGACGACAAACCCACCCTCAAGGCGCAGGGCTGGAAGCACCGCAACAGCATCCACATGCCCCGCCGCGCCGCGCGCATCGTCCGCACCGTGGCCAGCGTGCGCGCCGAACGATTGCAAGTCATCAGCGACCTCGACGCCATGCAGGAGGGACTGACCCAGCTATCAAAGGACGGCGGCCAGACGTGGAAATGGGGCATCCCCGACCGCGACGGCTGGCCCGGCAATGACGACATCGGTTGGCCATGGCAACTGTGGGAACAAAGCCCATACGAAGCCTACAGGGCGCTCTGGATGGGCCTGCACGGTGTCGCGTCGTGGCAAACCAACCCGATCGTATGGGTCTACGACCTGGCGCCGGTGAGCGAGGCGGCATGAGCCAATACGGAGACCCACGCCGCATCGGCGGAACCCTGTTCATGCCGCTACTTGATACCGAGCCATTCTGCACACCAAGGCGCAACGACAAGATCATGCGCGTCATCGCAGTGCACGCGCCTTACGATAACGCACCGCAGCAGCCGACCACCGAAGACAAAGCCACCGCCAACCAAATGGTCGGGCGCAACTACGGCGACTGGCTGACGATACCAACGAGCGAGGCGGCATAGCAATGCGCTTCCTCTCCGTCTGCTCCGGCATCGAAGCCGCCTCCGTCGCCTGGGCACCGCTCGGCTGGAAGGCTTGGGCCTTCAGCGAGATCGAGCCCTTTCCGTGCTCACTGCTCGCGCATCATTACCCCAACGTGCCGAACCTCGGCGACATGACCAAATTTCAGGATTGGCCCTTACCCGATGAACCAATTGACCTTCTTTGCGGAGGCACCCCCTGCCAGTCATTCAGCGTCGCCGGACTCCGAAAGGGACTGGCTGACCCGCGTGGCAACCTCATGCTCACCTATCTTGCCATTGCTGACAAATATCGGCCCCGCTGGCTGGTTTGGGAGAACGTCCCCGGTGTCCTGTCATCAAACGACGGACGAGATTTTGGCACCTTCCTCGGCGGGCTGGGGCAACTCGGGTATGGGTTCGCCTACCGCGTTCTTGACGCTCAATACTTCGGAGTGGCCCAGCGACGCCGCCGTGTGTTTGTTGTCGGACATCTTGGAGACTGGCGCCGTGCCGCCGCGGTACTTTTTGAGCGCCACAGCCTGCAGGGGCGTCCTGCGCCGCGCCGAGAAACGGGGCAAGGCGTTGCCGGCACCCTTAGCGAACGCACTCAAGGCGGTGGCGGACTCGGCACCGATTTCGAGCTCGGCGGCGGATTGATACCGCAGATCGTCGGCCAAGCCATGAGCGCCAAATGGGCCAAGGGCACCGCAGGGCCCGCAGGGCCCGCAGGGGATGAGCACCACAACCTGATCGCGGTTCCCGACGTCAGCAGCACACTACTCGCGCAAGGCAACAACACCGGCGGAGACCGACCGCCGGGCACCCCCGTTGATACGTGCGATCAGCTCATTCCTTACGTCACCCACGCCCTGCGCGGCGAAGGCTTCGACGCCAGCGAGGACGGCACCGGGCGCGGCACGCCGTTGGTGCCGATTGCCTTCAGCGCCAAGGACCACGGCGCCGATGCCATGAGCAATCTTGCGCCCACGCTGCGCGCCGGCGGCCATGCCGACAGCCACGCCAACGCAGGCGTCATGCCGGCCATCGCCTTCGACCCGACGCAGGTCACCAGCGCCACCAATCGCAGCAACCCGCAACCGGGCGACCCATGCCACACACTGACCAAAGGCGCGCACGCGCCCGCCATCGCCATCCAAGGCGCCGCCACCCGCGAAAACCCCGCCAGCGGACCAGACGGCATCGGCGTGCGCACCGACAACGCCGCCTACACGCTTGAGGCGCGCAGCGAAGTGCAAGCCGTGCAAACCGGAATGCAAGTGCGCCGACTCACCCCGCGCGAATGCGAGCGGTTGCAGGGGTTCCCCGACGACTACACACGAGTGCCGCACGGCAAAAGCAAGGCCACCGCCGATGACGTCATCGCCATTGAAGACGACAACGGCGTTTGGCACTACTACAAACCCGCCGCCGACGGCCCGCGCTACAAAGCCCTCGGCAACTCCTGGGCAGTGCCGTGCGCGCGCTGGATCGGCGAGCGCATTGCTGCCGCTGACAACATCCCAATCACCATCGAAAGCAAAGCAGCATGAACACCGACCACTCACAACCAACCCACCCCGTAGCCGCGATGCAGCGCAGCGGAATCGAGGACGCCTACCCGCCCAACGATATGGCGAAATCATTTACAGCCGATATGTTGCCCATCACCCTTGAGCAGCGCGTCGAGAACCTGGAGCGACAGGTAGCCAGCATCGTGCGCGCTGGCGCCGCCAACATCATGGCCGCTCGCGGGGCGGACAAGGCACCGGGCGCCGCGCTACCGCCACCCGAGAAGCCCGTCGACCCGCTGGCCGGCATCCCGGATGCCGCAACGGCGCCGAAGGTGCGGCGCGTAGTGTGTGCGGCCATCCTGAAATTGCCGCATGGCTATCAGGTGATCGGCCCACGTCACCACGATTTAGTCATGCAGACGCAAGATAAGTGGGCCGTGGAAGCCGGCGAATATACGGAAAACTCAATATTTCCAGACCGGGAGAACCAAGGCTTCATCGACCAATACGGCGTTTTCATGACCCGCACCGAAGCCTGGCAGGTGGCGCTTGCGGCCGGGCAGATCCGATACCGCTGCGGCGGCGACACCGCCAACGGCGGCACCCTTTACTCAGAGAACTTGTACTAAATCATGAGCAGCAACACCATCCAAGCCAAATACCGCAAAACGCAGCGCGGTGAAGCGCTTGTCCTGCAAGGCGAGCAGAGCAACAACATCCTCCAAGCCAAATGCCGCAAACCGGAGTGCGCCCACGTCTGGACGGTCGCCCATCTGCCGATGGACCTACTTGATGTTGCGACATGCGCCAAGCGAGCCACCTGCCCCAAGTGTGCCGACACAAAACCCCTGGTCAACCCAACCTCCAAAAAATCATGAGCACCGAAACCGGAATTGGCTGGACCGACAGCACCTTTAACCCGTGGATGGGCTGCACCAAGGTCAGCCCGGCCTGCGATCACTGCTACGCGCAAACGCTGGTCGAGGGGCGATTCAAGCGCGCGGAGTGGGGGCCGGGCAAGCCGCGCGTGCGCACCAGCGCGGCGAACTGGAAGCTTCCGCTGCAGTGGGAGCGCGAACACGAGGCGTTCTACCGCAAGCACGGCCGCAACCGGCGGGTGTTCTGCGCGTCGCTGGCGGACGTGTTTGACAACGAGGTTGATCCCACATGGCGGGACGATCTGTTCCGCCTGATCGCCGCCACGCCGCACTTGACCTGGCAACTGCTGACCAAGCGCATCGGCAACGTCGAAAACATGCTAGCGTTTGCGTTGATGTCGCAACCCGCTCCAATCAATCCTCGCGCCGCATGGCCGTGGCCAAACGTCTGGCTCGGCATCACCATCTGCAACCAGCAGGAGGCGGACCGAGACATCCCGAAACTGCTGGCAGTACCGGCGGCGAAGCGGTTTCTCTCGATTGAGCCGATGCTGGGGGCGATTGATCTGCGATCTTGCTACCTGCATCGCATGACACTCTGCGGCGAATGCCCGTCGTCAGACGAAGGCACACCGATTGATTGTCCATGTGCCGATGAGCGGATTGACTGGGTCATCGCCGGCGGCGAAAGCGGACCGCACGCGCGGCCGTCGCATCCCGATTGGTTCCGCTCGCTGGCCGCGCAATGCCGCGCCGCTGGCGTCGCGTTCTTTTTCAAGCAGTGGGGGGAGTGGTGCGACGCGGACAACGGCCCCGACAACGACAACCACACCGATGAATGCTGGGTACACATGGACGGCACCGTTCATCGCGGTGAAAACGGCGTTGATTTTTTCCAGACGTATCCGGTATATCGCTGGGGGACCAAGACTACCGGCAACCTTCTCGACGGCGTCAAGCACGAAGCATTCCCCGATTAACCCTTTCCCTCGATTACGCTTCGCTAATCGAGGCTACGGAGCCACGGGACTACAGGAGCCACCATGATTATCAACACCAACCACGCGGCAAGTTTGCCCGCACCACAACAGGCAGGAGACCGACAGCTACCTGTTCCAGCCGAGATCATTGAAGCCGCCGAGATGATTACCGAATACTTCAACCGGCACAACATCAAGACGTTTGCCGTTGGCGGCATACAGAACCGCGTCGACGCATGAACCACCGCACCCGCCTGAAACGGCAGGCCGCAACGATGTATCGGCGGCACAGCAAGCACTACCTTAGCGCCGATCGGTCGCGAGCATGGTATCGGGCGATCGCATCGCTGCACGCCTATCACGCGGCGAGCCAAGCGCTTACGGTTTCTGCTACGAACGCAGCAGCGGCCGGCCAGCGCCTCGTTGAGCAAATGCGACTGATTCAGCTTTACTCGCTACCCGACCAACACAACCTGTCGCACCTGGTCAGCAACGCCATGAACGCTTTTGTACGGGAGCGCATGGGACCCGGTTATGCCGGACCACGCCGCACCCCAGCGATGCACACCCCCGCTACGCCGGGAACTTGACGATGCCGAACTTGAGCGCTAGGAAGCCCACCAGCAGCATCACGCCCCACCATAGGCGTTTGAGGATACCCTTACCGGTCTCCTTCGCGAGCTGATCGAACACCTCTTTGACGGTGGCTTTCGCCACCGCCTCGGCTAGCCGCTTGAGCTCATCCTCACTCATGCGGCGGCGACGATCAAGTATTTCGTTGCCGTAGTCGTCGGTGACATGATCCCCCTCCTCAGCCATGGCTACTTGCCCGCCGTGCAGTTGCTGGTGGCCTGGATACTGAGCGGGCCGCCCGATGCGCCGGGGCCGCCTGCGCCACCCGCGCCAGCACTGCCCGAGGCGCCACCCAGCGCGCCAGCGCCGCTGCCGCCGTTGCCGCCCGAGGCTGCATTACCACCCGCCCCGGCCATGCCGCCGCTGCCGCCGTTGCCCGCCGTGCCGCCCACCGTCTGCGGGCATTGCACGGTGTTGGTTCGCACCGCGTTGCCACCCAAGGCAACGTTACTGTCATCGCCCGTGATGTTGATGGTGGGCTTGCTGCCAACCGTCGTCAAGCCGTCGATCGCATGACCGCCCAAGTCGCGCAGCGCGCCAGCCGTGTCGGCATTGACACCCCGGAACATCGCATACATGGCCTGCGTGGTGGCCGCATTGTCACGGCTTTGCGCCTTTTGCACACCAGCCTGCACCACGCCCAACGTGATTTGCCCGATGGTTGGGATCAGCGGCGAATTGAGCACCGCCTTGCCGAGATCGGCCATCACCTCGCCGGTGGACTTGAGCGGCTGCAGCACCGGCGGCGCGATCGGCGCCGGCGCGGCGATCAGTTTGGACTCATCGGCCGCCTTGCCGCCACCGTTCGCCCCTTCCATCGCCAGCGCCATGCCGATAGCCGCCTTGCCACCGGCATCGGCCTGCACGGCAATGGTCATCATGGCGCCATACTTCACACGCTTGGCTTCGGCTTCGGCAGTGAGGCGCTTTTCCTGCAGGGCGAGCAGATCCTTGTTGGCCTGCACCGTGCGATCGGCTTGCTTGTCGTTGTGGGCAAGCGTTTCCCGGTACATATCCAGCGTCAGCTTGTTCTGCGCGGCGATCTGCGTGGCGCTGGCGCCGCAGCCAGCAACAGCAATGGCCACCAACCCGCACAGCACAATGGCTGCAAGGCGTTTTCCGATAGAGTCGAGTTTTTGCAAAATCATTGGGTAGCCCTTGTGGGTGTTGGCTTAGACGGGGAAAGGTATTGCGTAGCCTCGATGAAACGCAGTGAAATCGAGGGCAACCGTGCGCCCCTCGATTCCGCTTTGCTAATCGCGGCTACGGCGGATGCGGCGGCTATCGAAGCCTGGCGGTTTCGGCTTCGCGTCGCACGTCGTCGATCAGGTCGGCGCAGCGGTGATGGCGTTGCGCGTTTTCTACGTGCAGCGGCGCCTCGATCGCGCGGCGGCAGGCTTCGGCATCTTCCGCACAGGTCAGCCACTCGGGCGGCAGTTGCCGGGGCCGCTCACAGCGGTCCAGCCGTTCGACGAGATCGTCACTCAGCGCCGCGAAGTGCGTGGTTGAGCAGGCGGTAATACTCAGCGCGAGCAGCGCTATCAAAGCGAGCGTTTTCACGGGCGAGATCCTTGGCAAGTGCATCGGCCTGCTGGCGGGTGGCGGTGGCCAGCGCATCGGTTTCGGCATCACGGGCGCGGGCCTTGGCGTTGTTCACCTTGGCCTGGGCGGCAATCGCGGCATCACCACGACGAATCGCCTTGAGCTCCGTCTTGGCCGAGAAAAAGGTGGACAGCCACCACAGCAGCAACCCCACCAGCACCAGCGCCACCAGCGTGAGCGTGAGCTTGACGGCGGCGGAGAGATCGGCGAGCGGGTTCACAGCTTGCCCCGATACTTCCCCGCCCGCGCCACCACGTCGGGCGCGTATTTGCGGCTGATCTGGCAGGCGGTCAGGCGGGTGCCGGGGATGACGGCTTTGCCGCCGGCGCAAGCCTGCTCGACATGGCCCGCCCAGCGGTCAGCGTTGCAGCCCTTGGTGACCTGGCACAAACGGCGATCAGCGCGGATGCCGCCGACGCCGCGGTTGTATGCCGTGAGCACCGGGTAGAGCGGGTCATCGAACAGCGGCGACAAGGCGCGGTGATTGTCGCGATTCTTGAGCACCAGCGCACGGAGCTGGTAGGTGGAGTCACCCACGTTCTCCCACGACCAGCCGGCCAGTTCAGCGCGGTGCGCCGCCCGCATCTCGGCCAATGCGTCGAAGCGGCCGAACACGCGGGTAATTTGCCCGAGGCCGGCCCCTTGCTCGCGCGACGTGCGGAACTCCACGCGGGGGTTCCAGCACTTTCTCGGGAGTGGACAGGCGGTTTCGTGGTCGACCTGGCCCGCCAGAATAAAGGCAGGGACCGGGGACCGCAGGCGCGAAGCCTCCCGCGCCAGTACAGGCAAGTGCGGCGCCGATTGCGGCGGCAAAGCAGGCGGCAAGGCGGCGAGTGGCACGGCTAGACACCACGCGACAGCGCCGTGACGGCGACCACAAAGATGCACGCCACCTCGACCAGCGCGATCCGCAGCGTGACAATAGCCGCCGCCACGTTGCCAGCCTTGGCCAGCTCGTAGAACTCCTTGCCCTTTACCTCGGGCACAAGGAACTTGCGCGCGTTGTAGGCGATCGCCACGCCGACCACCGACCACACCGCCGAGAGCCCGAACAGCTTGACATCGCGCCAGCCAAAGGCAAAGCCCAAAGCCACCAGCAGCGCCACCGTCCACATGGTACGCACGGTGAACAGCGAGGCGATGGGACCGAAAAACTCTTTGACACGATCCC